AGGCATGCTTACCATCCAATTTATCAGCTTCAGCAACCTTTGTTTCTAATACATTGCTATCACTGCCTATCCAGGCAAAGTTGCCTACTTGTTGTACACTCAAGGTGTCATAGTCTCCCCACTGTTGGCCTGGTGTCTCATACTGTAGTTTCCAAGCCCTGTCAGCATTACCAATGGTTAGGCTATCCACATCACTGGCTTGTAAAATACCACCAACTCCTGTGGTTATAACTTTTCCACTTTGTATGCCAATCTTACCATCATTTGTCAAATTGCCATGTGTATGGTTGAAATCAGTTATTTCAGATTCAGTATGAGTATGACTACTCAAAGCAAAATCAGAGGCATGCTTACCATCCAGCATATCAGAATTTAGATTTGTTACAACAGTAGTTGATGTAACCTGTAACGGCGAAGTTCCAGTGGCAATGGACGATATAAGTTGTTTTTCTGTTATTATATTACCCTTGAAATAATTTTCCTTCGTGTTTGCTTGGTAAATAGAAAAACCATTGGTTACTGTCCCTCCTGTTTGCTCTGCATCAAGATAAATATCGTAAGCATTCGTTATAGTACCCTTCTTCGCATAGGGAGTTATGAATATCCCATACGCTGCCGTACTAGTAGGAGAGCTGCTTGCATTTATACTATCATGTCCATATTTAATATCTAAACATTTCTGCTCTGCAACAATTCCATCAAAGCCCGCTGTTCGGCTATTTATCAGTGTTGATATTTTATGCCCATATAGATACGCCGGATAACTTGGGTCGTAGCCGGAATAATTAACCATTGTTACATCCGTATTTATACCCGTTAGTTCAGCAGAACTTGTTACATCGCTTTCCTCTGAAACAAGCACTACATCCAGCGCATTTACTATAGGGTCTTCGTGCTTTGCAAAACTATTACCTAATCTTAGAATTATGTTATCATCAGATTTTGCAGCAATCCAAAACATACCATGTTTACCATCTGCTAAGGTATCATCCCCTATAAAATAACGGCTTACAGCCCCACCTGCGGTAGTTTCGCAAAATATCGTTGTCGAATATAAATCCCAGTTTGTATTTGAAATGAATGGTACGTACCCAACATCAACTTGCCCCGTTGGTACTCCTTGAAACACTATATCTGAAGCGTGATACCCATCGATTGTATCTGCATCTAATCCGCTGCCATGTCCATCAACCGTCAATAACTTACTTAAAATATTACCAGCCGAAAACTCCGACTCATCAAGCTTGGTGTCCAAAGCGTCCTGTAGTCCAGTTATCGCCGCTATCGGGTGCTGGTCTGACAAGTTGCGGCTCTCCTCTGTGAGTTGGTCGTGTGCCGTTACACCTCCTTCTGACGGACTCCAAACTGGTATATCTTCTACATTTACTACTGGGGCTTCGTTTAACGTTAAATATATATTTTTTAAAGCATCATAGGCAGTTAATGAATCTTTTATGCGCTTAGACATGAAATAATCATCTTCGTATCTATCAAGTTGATTTATCACTTTTAACATATTGCGCCTTACGCTCGGATTGGCTTCCTGTGCATATGCTCTCTTGTAGGAAACAAGTTGAGAATATATATCTGTTTCGTTTAGCTTATACGCTACTACTTCTGTATATCCACTTATATAATCTCTTAATTCGTAATTAATATTGGTTACCGTAATATCATGATATATATCAAGTCTATGTGTCCCCGATTGTATTGGTGTTATGTTATAGTTATCGCTAAAAATTACATAACTCCCGTCTGGCTTTGTATGTTTGTATGACTTAACGTGCTGATAAGGCGTGGTCGTGTCATCCTGCCCATAAATTATGGATGCCATGCCGTCCACTATCAACTTGGGCGTTATTAATGGAGGATTGTAATCTAATACTAGACTCTTGGTTACAGTAGTTTCATTAACCCCTTCCTTGAAATAGGCTGTTATGGCATACGTGCCGTTCTTAATCTTGCTTTCATAAATAGGCACATTATACGACTTTTCGCCGCCCTGTGGATGAGAGTACGAATTATCTACATAATAAACCGTACCATCTACAATTATTTCTATTTTGATTTGTACGGTTTCCCCCGAATATGTCGATGTGTCTGTTATGTACAGCTTGTTATCCACCCCGCTGTCTGTACGACAAACAAATCTTAACTGTATATCATTTACCATAACCTTTTATTTGACACAAATATAATAAAAAAAACCCAGACTTTCGTCTGGGTTTTTTCCCATAGGCTAAGCATTTATCCGCCTGCTAATTGCTTTATAAGTTCCTCTTTTGATATGCCAAAGGACTTAATCCCTTTGCGCTTAGCAAGTCCACGTAATGCGTCCATTGAGAGTTCGCTTAGTTCTTCTTCGGTTAGTATATCTAAGTCGCCATCAACTTTTTCGCCCGCATGCTCATTCAGCAAGGAAAGCATTACTTTGTCCTCCATCAACTTTCGTGCTAATAGCCTATCTTTTTGAGCATAATCAGACGCAGAAATCTTGTACAACCTATTAATTCTCTGACCTTCTTGGTTGATTAAGTAGAAACAGCCGTCAACATAATCATACTCGATAACTTTCTTATCGTACAGTTTTTGTATGCGTGCCAAAAGTTTAACCCAATCGTTTACGCGGCTAAACTCCTTAAATGTTTTATAGTTACAGAAAGTATCGCCTGATGTTTCGCCTTTTATAACCTCCTGCTCTATCATCAATTTAACCTGGTTGGTTGTGTACTTCTTGTCATCAGCATTTGAAATACCTAAGGCTAGAGCAATAGTTCTAACATCCTCGTCAGATAAAGGAGAATCTTCATCATATAGGATATATGTCAATCCGCTTAGGGCTGCTTTCTTACTTACGTACTCGTCAGCCTCTCTCTTAGCGTCTTTCAGGTAAAGTAAACCTGACTTCGGCCCGTGCTGGGACTTGTACAAAAGAAAAAAAGCCAAATCTAAATCTTCCTTCCCAACTGCTATCTCTCCATTTATCATTATCGAGCGTGGAGAGTAACGCCCGTTTCTTGAGATAGAATTAGTGTAACGCCACTCAACCGTCCCAAATTCTTCCTGCACTACTGAGGCAGCTGGGATTATTATAATTTTAGGTGGCTCAGCAACCCCACTCGGATTGATTATTGGTTCACGCCTTGTAGTAAATACCATAGGAAACTCATAATTCTTAAGGAGTTCTTCTCTCTTGCTCAAATACTCCTTTACATATGGCGTGTCTTGTGTAATGTCTAGTAATGTTCCGTTTACGTATATCATCGTTTTTAGATTTTAGTTTTAAAAATAAGGGCGGGGCAAAAACCCGCCCAAATCATCACTTAATCCAAACAATCTTGTTTGGTGTCATCACTGTCAGCATGTATTCACTTAACAAGAAACCTTTAATGCTATCGTACTGATTGCTGGCTGGTAAGCCCATTCCGTTTACACCTGCTACTGGCTGAATAATCTTCCTACGGTTTTCACCGTTATTATTCAGGTATCCAACAGCAATATTAGGAATAGTAACCTTACCGCTCATTGGACCATAGGTAACATTACCGAATGTAATCTCATTTGAAACATTGGTAGCAACGTTTTCAAGCGGAATTACGAATCCATTAGGACCAGTACCTAAGGTTGTAGCACCTAAGCCTCTTGGGTTAGCAAGGGTAGAAAGTTCAACCAAGTAGTAGATACGATTGTTCTTCATTACGCGCTTGAAAGGAATACCAAACATCTGCATCTCCTTGTCGTACAATGTAGCAGCCCCGTTATCAGAAGCTGTTAGGACAGTATTCTCAACCTGTGTGTACAGCGCGGGGTTAGTAATGAAAAGATTAATATCGGCAATAACATTGTTTGCCAACTGAAGGTCTCGAATGTCATCAAAATCTTCCAGCCCATTGAAAAGACCGCTGTCTAGTACTAAACGAGAAGCACTGTCTGCTACGGTAGGTAATAGCCCTTTAGTTGACTTAGTCTTAGTTGGCGCACCGCTTTCGGTGTTGTTTAATGTTACATCACCAGTGTTGAGGTTACCAACCCAGAGCTGATGTTCAATCTGCTTGTCAAGCGAAAACTCTGCGCGTGCTAACCCAGCGTCCCAAACTCGCATCTGACCATCAATATCAAATGCTACTTGACGCTCCATCGCTTGAACACCACCTTCGATTTCTACTGTCTCTTTTGAAATACCAGTATAGAAATCCCTTTGATAGTTCAGATAGTTTTTTGGTTCAGGCTGTCCTGCCCCACGGCCAAACAAGGTTGCACCAATAGAAAGGATAGTGGACGCAGTTATGTCTGACTGCAACTTAACGCCTTCAAGTATTTTAACTTCCCATACCCTTGATGCACCAGACCCTGCTGTCAAACCACCGTAGGAACCACTGGTGTAGCTAGTAATAACCTGAGCTGCTACAGGATAATCCTTGTTAAACAGTGTACCTGGTAAATATACAGTTTCAGCAACCCTTAAAGGTAAACTTCCAGATGCGCTGTAATCAGATGAACTTAACTGAAAGTAAATAGGATCTCCTGCTGTATGTCCTATGGCTGCTGGACCAGCTGCTGCTACAGTTACAGTACCCTTCACGCCTATTTCTTCAAACGCTGTCAGCCTTTCGCCTTTTACGAAAAACTCATTACCTACGATACGAAGCAAGTCTAATAACTTAGCGCCATCTCCCTCTTGCCTGTAAAGTTTTGCTAATACTTGCTCCTTAATTTCAGGAACTGCTCCTGCTAAGGAGACTAGGTCAATATAACTTTGACCGTAATTACCTACATACCCAGTTACGGGTACAGATGCTGGTGTTTTTGTGTTTGCCATTTATGTAATATTTTTTTTGCGTTGTTTTTATATTCTTAATCCTGCTTTCTTAGCTGCGCTAATTGCACTATTAACCAAATCTGTTTCTTGATTTACAGGCTGTCCTTCTTTAGGCTTTGATACCATTCCGGCATTTTCACGCCTAAACTTATCCAAAGCTTGAGTAACCCTATAGTTTGCATACTCCTCTGCAATTCGCTCGAAATTGCTTGCCAAGTACGCAACTTTTATTTCAGCCTTTGCTCGCTCTACGGCCTCAGGCGATTTAGGGTCAAGCCCATAGGCTGCCATCAGCTTTGGTAAATCCTGCTTAGCCTTTTCAAGAAACTCTGAATCTATTGCGAATTGAAACTCAGCTGTGCCGTCATTAGGTTTGATAACTATCTTATCAACCGTTGGCACATTGGTTTGCCATTCTTGTTCCAACTTTACAACCTGCTCTTTGGTGTTGTTTATGTTGCTAAACACCTCGTCTAAAACCTTTGGACGCTCCACTTGGGGAATGCTATTCCTTAACTCTAACAGCCTTTGTTTAGAACGATTGGCATCTACCAACATCTTGTTCTTTACTATACGGGGTATATCTTCAAAACTGTCTATCCCGTATTTCTCCATCAATAATTCCATTGCCCCCTCGACTCCCCCTTCGATGTTTGGTACGTCCATCAAAATATCATAAACCAACAGGTCAGTCAAGCCCAACTTGTCAATATCACCTACTGCAGCTTTGGCTACCTCATCTGGCAAATCCTTTCTTACTTTCTTCAATTGCTCTGCCTTAAAAGCTTCTTCACTTGAAAAATACGCAGTAGGGTCAGAGACTTTTTCAAAATATTCCTTTAACTCTTCGAGTTTTTTTCGCAACTCCTCATTTTCTTTTTCAATCTCCAAATATCGTTCATCAGGTACATTAACAGCAGAGGCTTTATCATCTTCTACTACGGCTTCACCGCTAGTATTCACCTCTTTTTCTTCGGTCTGTTGCTCCTCTACCACCTCTGCTTCTGTCGATTTTTCTTCAACTGGTGGCGTTTGTTCAACATTTTCTTCCTGCTCAGGATTACCTTGAGGACTGTATTTTTCTTTTATCCCCTTTAAAACATCTTCTATTCGTTCCATAGACTATTCATTTTATGCAAATATATAAAAAATAAATTTACTTTCTAATTTGTTCAGATTCTACGTTATTTGAGCCTAAATTTGTCTCCTCATCAGTATCAATAACTCTTTGCAAATTTAACTTTTCGTGAACTACTCCATTTTGAGATAAATCATAAACAGGCTCGATTGGTGATAAATTATAATACCTTTGACCAGTTATCATCGGATATTTTGTTAGTCCAATATTTCTAGCCCGTTTATTTAATTCATCTTTACTAATAATATCTAAATAAGTTTTAGGTAAACTCATTCCTATTTTTTCCTCTATTTTTCGTTTTACATCTTCGGGTGAAACAACTCCCTCATTATTAATTTCTTTTATCATTGAACTCATCTTGGCATAAATTCCGTCGCCAGGATAGCCCTTAATCTTTTCGTAAATTTCTTGTGAATACTCACTATTTTTATCATCAAATTTAATTGCAAAATCGCCAACAGTCCGATAACTTTTTACATAGTTATCCATATACCTTTCCGTACCGTCTCTTACAGTAACAGCTAAAGCTCTCATTATTTCAATTTCTTCACGCTTCTGGTTAAAACCTAGTTCAAATGGCTTATTCCCAAATGTTTTTATAAATAATTTACTGTTCTTTACCTTAATGCTAATATCATACATAATTTTCCCAACCTTGAAATCAATTGGCTCGTGGTCTAATAATAATTTTTCGCCACCCTGTTTATATACTAAAGAGTTCTCATTTTGTATCGAAAAGAAATTAATTAATGTTTTTGTATTAGCAAAACGAGACATATTAGCCACATAATTATGTAATGCTGGTTGATTTACTTTTTGTTTCATCGAGTCCCCACTAAGGTGCATTGGATCTTTCATCCCCGTTTTTTCTTCCATTTTTAATTGAGGAACAGTATAGGCAACATTTGTAATTCTCCTTGTATATCCCGTATTAAAATCGTTAAAATTAAAATGCTTAGGCAAAACAATAATATGCCCTTGCTGGGCTGCTTCGTATATTTGCTTCCCAAAAAGGTAAATTAAATCTGTCCGAACAACATCGCCTGCTGCTGCGTTTCTGGCAGCTAGCGCGTAATATTTATTTTCCCCGTCGTAATATGCTTCTGGGTCATTGGCCAACGCTTTTACATATTGCTCTTCATCTGTTTTATTTTTTTCGTAATAGTCGTATTGCTGTATATATGCCTCCTTTTCCTCAGCTGTGATGCTGTGGTTAAGATACAACTGTTCTATCTGGTTCAAAAACCATTCTTTTTTCTCATCCATTGGCCATTATTTTTCTAATTACCTTTTCAAGCTCTCGGTTAGTTATTTCTCTTTCTTTAACCAATTCGCCTTGATACTTAGCCGTTACTTCTTCAATCTTTCCTTGTATCTTCTTATCTAATAGAGCCATTTGTTGCTCCATGCTGGACTGGTTAACCATTGCCAAACCTTGATTTTGCCTATCAATAGCAGCCATCTGTTGTTGTTGCATTTCTTGCCTTCTCTTCTCTATCTTATACGCTACAAACTGTCTTATCTTCCCAAGTTCAACATCGTTTAGAATTTGCTCCATGATATACATATAATCATGTGGATCAAGGAGACCTTGAGAGTAAGATGCTTGTACCGACTGCATCATTGACATTACATCATCACGAGTAGGTTTAGCCTTGAGTACGACAGAATATATAACATCTGATTTTTCAGCCAACTTAAGCATTTCTACCTCGCTATTATTCAAAATCCCAGAATATCTCTTAGCAAATTCTTCATCATACGCTACAAGATTTTGAACCCTTAAGGCCATATTTTTTGCAAGGCTATCTTTTATGTTTAACAATGCATGGACTATCGGCTTAACAACCAGCTGAACAGACTCTAGCCTAATTTCATCCATACCCACATTTTGTCCATTAACTATCGGCTGCCTCAAAACATCTATTCCAACAATATCATAAACCATTTCGCTAACATAACGCTTCCTATTTACAGCTTCATTGATCACCATTTCTGAAATACCTTGAATCGGAACGACTGGACTTACTGCTCCTCCCCTATACTCTCCTGTATGAGACTGCCCATATGGCATAACTCGCTCCTCTTTATAAAACGCTATCAACTCTATTGGATCTGCGGCTTGGCCATCTAATGTAACATTTTTTAGCATTGCTGTATTTAACGCAATTCCTGACTTAAACCCGCCGTTAACGCCTGCCTGATATAGCAACCAGCCCTTCATATACTCATCTTCTAACGGTATTAATTGCTGTACCAAACTGGTAACAGGCAATGCGTAAACATGATAATTAAGCCTTACGTTATTATTTCTATCTTTTGGCTGATTAAATACAGGCCCAAATTCATAAACACAATCTGTACCTACAACCCATTTTACCTCAAATAGCATGGGACGTGGATACTTAACTATTTTTGAATCGCCCTTCTTTTTATAGTTTTTGTCAACTCTCTTTATCTTGGTTCTCCCCCAATAATTTATCTCTCTATAATAATCATATTCATTTGCGATAAAAGATAAATTCAAAACTAGTACTTTCCCTATGTAGTCGTTTAATCCGTTACTACCTGTCATCACGCCAGGTCTTCCCCATTCGCTTTCTGGAATTACTTGATTTTCATTGTAAAAGCTGACTATATTTTTGGCTGCATCGTGTCCTACTTTGGATGCTATTTCGCTTAAAGGAACGTATTCCAAATGGCCAGCATACTGTGCATCAGCATAATCACTTCTATTAGAAAATTGAATAATAAACATTTCCGGGTCAACGTACTTATGCTGAATGAATCCATTTACCACGTCGTCTTTAACAACAGCCATGCCTCCGTCTAGCAAGTCATCTATTAGCATATCGCGCTGCTCTTTATAACCTGACATCTCAAACGAAAACCTGCATATTTTTTCTAGCGCAATAGCCCAATTCACTTTGAATCCTTCAGCATCTGATAGTAATTGTAACTCTTTTATTGAATCTATTTTAACTGGCATATCTGGGGCTTGTAGCCCTATCAGTTCTCTTACTCCATCTAGAAATTCTCTCTCAACGTTTTCTACATAAAACTTCCATTTCTGTTCCTCTTCGGAATCTCTACTAAAACTGTCAATTGCGTAAACTTTTACATTATAATCAGCATTTTCTAATGCACCCTTTATTATTGATTTTATTTTGGGTATAAACGATATAACAGTAAAGTCTACATTCTTCCATGCCTTTCTTAAATAGTTATTTATTTTCTTACTGTCTATATTGTATTGGTTTGGCGATTCATTTATTTTTGTAGAAATTGCCTTCGTGTTTTTTGCCCACGTTTCGTAAATAAACGATGGTTGTTTCCCAGCCCCATAAAGACGCCAAGTATTCCACCCTTTTAGGAAACTATAATCAACACCTGATGAGCCACGAGAAAAAGCTGACCATGCGGCCTTTGCATACCTCAATGCAAATTCTTCATCTGGATCTCCATACGGAAATTCAACCTGGTAATCCTCTACTAATTTATCTGGTATCATATCGTTCTTTTTGCAAATATATAAAATTTAGAATATACCTCTCAACTTAGATATATCCAACTCAACTTCCTCGACTAACACATCATTCACTTTTGATGTTGCGCCTCTATAAGCAATCATTGCTGCCATTAGTAAGTCAAAATCTGTTAGCTGGTCCAAATTACGAATATCTCTCGCTTGCCTTAGTAGGTCATCATGTACTTCACGCTCAACTTCAATGGCTATATAATCTCTAAAAGCATTATACATATCCTGCTTTGTTTGCGGACTGGTATAAACTCCTGGCTTATCTTTAATTTTATTATGAACTATATCATAGTCATACTTCAAATATCCACCTAGCCCTTTCTCCTCTATGTACTCCCAAAATCCGCTGACATTCACCTCGGGGTAAATCATCGCACCGTAATAAATTGCTGCGGCTATCATATCCTTATAGGCATCTTCTGTAACGTCTGGTCGATAGCAATAGGTTGCAACAAACCTATTCGTTATCCGCTTTTCGTCGGGTATCCCACTGTAATCAATTCGGCTATCGTGATGCATAAAAATAGCACCGCCGAAATTGGACAACTTATTTCTAGACTTTCCTCGTCCTATCTCCTTGATTGGGTCCACGCCTAGCGTAAACCTATCCCTTTTTAACGGAGCATACATTTGCTTGCTTTTTCCCGTCAGGGAATCTATGCCATTTATTGTCTTGTACTGGTTTGCTTCTAATGCGGGTGGTAAATACGAAACGTACCACCGCCCTTCAGGGTCATCTACAAACCTATAGCCTGTCTCTATGGTACCTACAAAATTACCACGTCGTGGCTTCTTGGCAGGATATAAGTCCAATTCTGCTAAACGTTTTTCAATTTTAGTTATATCCCACCCTATCCCTGAAGATGTGCTTATCCAACTGTCAGCATACTCTAGTGGATACTTCCTACATAATGAACGATATTTTTCTAACGCGTCTGGTGTACCCTTAGCTAATAAGGCCTTCCTTTCATTTCTGTAAAATTCTGTGGCTGTATATCGAAACCCCTCTTTCTTTTGGTAATCTTTTAATTCATCTTTTACAGAATACCCATAACTGTCAATAAATCCTTCGGCTCCGTCGTCTGTTGGAATAAAAAATCTGCATAACCCGCTTATCGTTCGCCCTGTTAACCTATCACGCTCGTAAAAATCGCTTTGCTCAACAAGCATCTTAAAACGCTCTACGTTCTCACCAGAGCTCATTTCTTCCACTGTAGTTGGATGTATAGCATGGCCAATTATATCCATACCATTACCCGTTGACATACATTCTGCCAACTGGTACCAACGGTTTAATATATCAATTCCTTCCGTCTTACCTTCCTCATCGCAAAGAATAAACACAAGCCTTTGCCCATCATAAGCAGTACCCTCTCCGCTTTCGGCATAGTCTATTACTGAGTTCAAACCTGTTTCCCCTGTTTCTGTCCCAGGTGTTCTGTAGTTTATTGTTGTTTGTGGCGAAAAACTCCCATCATAGTATGGCATAAAATAGATTGGAAAATGCTGCCATGCTATGGATAGTTTCTTTCTGAAATGATCCTCTGAATTCTTTTTATTGTAAGATATTATACCGCCTATACTACCTTCTGACAATGATACAATTTCATTCCCTATACATAACGATTTGTGTGTTTCTCCTGCCCGTCTTTGCTTAGTATTAATTGTTCCATAAAATGTTTTTCGGCCAATATCAATCATCCTATACTTCCCATCCACTTTTATTGGCCGACCTTTTTCATCATAATCCGCAAAGGTTTCAGTTGTTTTATAGATATACCACTGAAATAAAAACCACCGCCTATCCCTATCTCTATACTCAGGAAAATGCCCAGATTTTTTTTTGCTTTCAGGAAAATACCAAAAGTTTAAATACATATAATGCCAACCGCAAATATATGTAGGCTTCCCATAATTAAAAAACCAATAGCCATTTATCCTATGCCACCAAACTTTTTTTAACCATTCTATTTCTTTTTTATAATGTTTTTCATCTTTTTTTAATTTCTCCCAAAATTCTTTTTGCAGCCTAAAAAACGTCATTTTATAATTGCTTACTTTTGATTCTTTATTTTGAAGAACTGACTTCACATGCTCATATAAATTTACCAAACGCTGAGGAACAACTTCTCTCTCAAACCGTTGCTCTTCAGGTGGTAACCCATATCCATCTATTAATTCTAATGGTGGTGGCTTAGGTAATGAAATCCGTATTGGTGTTAATGACGGATCATCATTCATCAAAAAACTATCATCGGCTGGTAAATACTCATATTTACTCATCGCCAATAAATTTTAATTCATCTACGCTATAGTCCCCATAAGGGTTATAATCATCTAGCTTATCACCCTCAGCAATTCGCCTTACAACCTCATCAGGTAAAGGAAATCTATCTTTCTCAATTATTCCATAAAGAGCCTGTCTTAAATTCAAGGGCTCTTCCCCACCGAATAAATACTCTGTATTAGATTTTATGTTGTTTTGCAGCAAAATAATATTTTTAGTTACATTTTGATTTGCTATGCCTTTTTGAACTTTTAACATTTCGCAATGCAATGAGGTTTGCAATGCTACAAGAGCCGTGTATTCAGGGATACCCTGCACAACAACATATTTAGAAATGGCCTTATTACATTCCATATTTTCACCAACAAGCATAGCTTCAACATCCCCTTCAAATTTACCGCTCTCATCAACTTTGAAACCTACCATTATCGCTGTTGCTCTCTTGCGCTCCCACAAATCAACATACATATTTCGCATGGGAGAATTTATATCATAAACCAAAACAACAAATTTTAAAAATTTCTCTTTATCTATTCCAAAATCAACCCTAAATTCATCATACAAAATTAAGTCCGATAAAGTTTTATTCGGATCATACATCATCCCTACCTCATAGGGTAAATTATTAGTTTGTTTTTTCTTAGCCATTGTCAATAAAATTTTGTTCAAATATAATAATTTTTTTATTATTTATTATGTTATTGATAATAAATTTATTATATTTGTGTGTAATAAAATATTAACATGTTATGACAACACAAGAATTGGTTGAACTCATTCGGACATTGGATGATAAAACCGCTGTTAAGATTCTAAGAGATGAATTACAACAGGCTTGGATTCGTGGCTGGAATAAAAGAGAACACGTCAACAAGAAATTAAAAGGCTTCAGCCAAAGACAATTACATAGACGTGAGTCTGAATTAGAGTTATTGATAGAAAAATATTCACGTATGGGATATTCGGGGAGTAAGCTAGAAGAACTTGTGCAAAAAGAATTACTCCTTGACGAAAAATAAATAACCATGATTAGCGATAGTAAACTAATCGAGATCATGGAATATCTCGAGATACACGGTTTTAATGCAACTCTAGTACATTACAATCTACGACCAGCATCGTTGGTTAGATATATAAATTTCGCAAAAGAAATTAAATTCAGGATTCCTAAGATTCTTTTGCTTGATATTGAAATATCCCCTATGGTTTGTATGGCTTTTAATATTTTTCAGCCTGTATTTAGCACGGATAAAATTTTACGGGAATGGCATATGATATGTTGGTCTGCTAAATGGCTTTTTGAGCCAGAAATTTTTTCAGCCGTGCAAACACCTGATGAGGCTATTAATGAAGATGACAAAAGAATAGCAGAAGAAATTTATAATTTAATAAACCAGGCTGATGCCATTGTAACTTATAACGGAGATAAATTTGATATTAAAAGATTGAACACCAGATTTCTACTACATAAAATGCCACCGCCTAAAAATTTTGCTTCAATTGATTTATATAAAACCGTCAAAAGCCGATTCGCTTTTACTCGTTCAAGTCTAAACTATGTTTCTCAACTAATGTTCAATAAAGAAAAAATACAAACCGACATTGAACTTTGGGAGAAATGTATCAAAGGAGATGAAGAAGCTCTAACCTATATGGCAGAATATTGCGATAACGATGTTAGACTTCTTGAAGAAGCATACGTGGAAATAAGACCTTGGATAAAAACCCACCCAAATATGGCTATTTTAACAGAAGCAATAGATTCAGCATGCCCCAGATGTGGTTCTTACAATGTAAAAGAAATTGGCGAATATTTTACACCTGCTGGCGTTTACAGCTCTTACAGATGCAAAGATTGCGGACATGTTTCTAGAGGACGACACAACAACATCAAAAAGCTCACAAAGAAAAACTTGCTCAGATAATTTCCCCCCCATACCCCCCTTATATACTAATTACTTTACTTACTTATATATAATATACTATATATAATAATATATAATATATATATATAATATATAATATATAATATAGAACAATGCTTATATATAATATATACAAAGAATGTTTATGTATAAAACATATATGTTAGTATATAGATAAACCACTATTACTTAGTATAACCAATAGTATTTACTATAATATACTAAATAACACAAGCGGCTTAAACTATATTTATAACCATTATTACTTACTAAAAGAATAGTATTATAGATAAACCAATATAAGTAAACTAACAGAATGTAAGGAATGCTAAAAGATGTTTAATACATACTAGATATACTATAAGAATCGATATAGAATAACTAATATTACTTACTATACCCCCCCCTATAGTCCCCCCCCAAAAAAGTTAATCATAACTCAACTCGATTTAATCTCGATTAATAGAAAGCCATTTAAGGGCATTTTTAGGCTCATATTTAAGCGTTCTACCCCTAAGTGGTATATTTGTACTCCCGAACGAAGAACGTTGAAATTTGATACCTTAAAATGCAAAATTAGAGGCATGGTATTTTTTTGCTTAAAAAAAATTGGATTTCTCAAAATTTTTTCGTACATTTGTGCCGTTAAAATTTAAAATGCTATTTTTGCCGATAACAAAAAAAATTAATTATGAGAAAGTTACTCTTTTTTGCATTGTTCATTCCTATTAAATGTTACGCTCCTGGATTTTCATATGAGATAAACCATGATGAATTTTTATCCATATTGTGGGGAGTCGTAATGGTAGAATCAGCGGGGGACATGAAAGCATACAACCCTGCGGAAAACGCCGTTGGACTTCTTCAAGTTAGGCAGTGCGTTATAGATGATATAAACTATTATTATGGCACTAATTATAAACTTGAAGAAATGTATAATCCATTAAAAGCTATAACGGTTTTTAAGCGTTATTTGGATATTTATGGCAACGATGTAAGGATATGGAATGGCGGCCCAAAAGGGCATAAAAAAACTGCCACAATTAAGTATAAAAATAAGGTAAATAAATATAAAAGGAATATAGTGGAGATAAATATTTCTTAATCTTTTCTGTTAAAAAATTTGGAATTGTTAAAAATTATTCGTATCTTTGCAATGTTATTTTAAAAAAAATAAAATCTATGAACATTAAAGACCTATTAAAGCCCTTTTCTGGGCTAATTAAAAAGTCCCCTATACCTATACTTGAGTATGTGGTTATAGGCGCAGAAAAAATCGAGGGAACAGACCTCGAGACGCATATAACGGTTAAAGCTCCATTTGCATTTAATCCTGTATGCGTCGAGTACGGCAGGTTTAATAAAACAATCTCCGTGTTGGGAGATTCTGATTATGAAATCATTACAGATGACAAGAATGTAATCATCAAAACCAAGACTGGGAAATTTACTCTTCCGCATCTGCCTGCCGAGGATTATCCTATCCCATTAATCGATGATGAGGTAATATCGTTTGATGTTGATGAGGATTTTATTAACGCCATTAAATCGGCATCTACCTTTGTTTCAAAAGATGAGTTGAGACCTTATCTATCTGGTATTTATATTGAAGGTGGGGACGGTATCAGTATTTATTCATCAGATGCTCATAGGTTGTTCCATACGAAAATTAATGAACCAGTCGGAAATTTTTCAGTAATAATTAACCCTTCCTTACCTAGATTGGCCCCAAGTAGCCCAGGTAGGGTTACTATTGGGAATCAATCAATAACATTTGACAATGACCATGTCAAAGTGCAATCTAGGCTTGTGGAAGGTAATTATCCTAATTTTGCAGCGATGCTTCCTAAGGAATCTCCATTATCCATAGCACAGTTTAACGTTGGTAATTTGAAGTCTGTTATTAATCAGGCTTTAGTTTACGCTAACGCTAACACGCATACCATTAAATTCTTTTCAGATGATACCTTAAAAATATCCGCTGTTGATCTCGATTTTAATGTATCGTGTCTGATTGACACTGGGATTAAAGCAGATGTTAATGTTGGGTTATCGGGAAGATACTTGCTTGAAATCCTTTCTGTATTTGAATATGCAGATGATATTACAATGTCTTTTTGGGGTTCAAACAAGATTGTTTTGTTTCAGAATGGGAATAAAAAAACTTACTTAATGCCTTTAATGGTTGAATAAAAATGAAAAAGATAAAATTGTTCGTACAACACAGAGTATATATGGCCTTATTTGACGCTGTAAAAAAGAAAACTGGCCATGGGTTGAATCTTGGTAAATTAGTCTCATTCATTTCAGACGAAGTGATTAAAAACGAAAGGATTGGCTCATCAGAAGAAACAATCTTTTGCGGAGCAAAATTCTTTGTAGGGGCGAAGCCTACTCGATCTTTGGAGGAAGATGCAATAAAGTATGATCGTCTGTCAATGGAAGTTGTGTGGTCTCTAGGGTATGATTTATCTATAACCCCTATGTATCCAAAAGATGATGATATGATGGAAAGAGGGGTGGACGTTGATTTAGCCTGCGATGCAATTCGGGGAGCGATGAACAACGAGTTCCAAGTAGCTGTACTTTTTGTGTCTGACACTGACTATGGCCCACTGGTAAAACATTTAAACAACTTAGGTGTAATTACTTATGTTGTAGCAATAGATAGGTGGGGAATTTATACGTCGGCGATATTGAAGCGAGACGCTTCATGTACAATTGAACTTGGCGATATATTAGATAATGATGAGGCAACTCTAGATAGCATTCTTTTCAGATGAAAAGCAAAGAACTTTTAGCGAAAGCAATCGCTTATATAGCGTGGTATAACGATTTAAAACCACGAGATGGAGCGTATGTTTCTCCAGATGGAGAAAGATTTGTTGCCACTAAGTATGGTCTTATCCGTGCAGTCCAGGAGAACGCTCAAGTAAAAGCAAAGAAATTAGAGCAGAAAGTGTCTGAATTATCGATGGAAAAGAAGTCGTTAATGAAAACACTAAACTATTATTATCTATTTGAGAGAGTGCTTGATGATAAGGCGTTTATCAAGATAGTTAGAATAATCGAAAGCCGCGTTCCTGACAGTGAAAAAATATTACAAATTAAAAAGTATTTGAATTTATGATTGTTAATTACAGGTATCGAATAGATTTTGAGGCTGAAGAATTGCAAATGCTAGTTGGCATTCTTTTGAAAATTTCAAGTCATTTTTCAAAGCCTGGTTTTGTTAAAAGCCTCGACCTTTCGGATGAAGAAAAAGAATTTATTGATGTATTTGTAAAAACGTTTACGGATGAAGCCGATAGCGACTTACAGTAAAATGCCGTCTGGCAAAACGCCAGTAATGACAATATTTGATATTGTGCAAATAGACCCTACAAAGGAACAGTTTTATACGTATAAAGTCAAGAGTATATTCGTGGCAGGACCTCGGGAAGTTTATGAGTATCCTGTTGAAATAATAGAGAGTGATGAATTTCAAATAACCGAAATGTTTAAAAAAGTGTTAATATGGAAGTAAAAGGAAAACTAGCAAAAAAACTTGAAACTCGTTCAGGCGAGGGAAAGAACGGACAATGGAAAGTAGCCCAGTTTGTCATCAGCGTTAAAGATAGGCTATTCTGTTTTGACGCATGGAACCAGCACGCAGAATTGCTTTCCGAAGCCCAAATAGGCGATGTTTTAACGGTTGATTTTAAAATCAACTGTAGGGAGTATAAAGAAAAATATTATACTTCATTGGTTGTTGAAAATTTAACCATAGTAGAAAAAGCATCAAGCCAAAAGAAAGATGATGACGGATTACCGTTCTAGCATAATGTTAGAAAAACTTCCCCAGAGGATTTTAAATGGGAAGGTGTTGATTAGGGTATTCCCAGATGAATACCTTAAAGTTGGAAATCTTATGCTTGGCGATATTGAAAGCGTACATACCGAAAAAAGAAGGTATCAGCCTGTCGATCATGCTATAAGATATGGCGAGGTAGTTTTAAAATCCTCTGGTTTAAGTCTGTCGGAAAACATTACGGCGCATATTGAAGTCGAGGTAGGTGATTTGGTGTGGTTTGACTTCCACTCAGGAATGACTGCTACGCTATTTGAAATCGGAAAATGTTACTATTACCTCCTCGACTATGCGTCGTTGATAGTCCGAAAACGTGGGGATGAAATTTATCCGCTGAATGGGAAAGTATTGTGCGAACCTGTAATTAAGAAAAAGTCTGCCCTTGGTTATGAGGAGGAATATGTTGACGCAAAAGAAGCAATTGTTAAATATGTAGGACAGGTGGTTGAGCATAAGCATAAGAAAGCTGCACCTGTTAAAGTGGGAGATAGGATTATTACGAGACAGCCTATAATATTCCTCGAGAATGATTTGCATTTGTTTTTAGACGGCAACAAGTACAGGTTTGTTTCTATCTTTAACATAGAAGGAGTTTATGAAAAGGAGCCAAGAAATTAAATTGTTATACCTGAAACGGTTGCTCGAAGTCTATTTGAACTTTGTTCCATACGACGGAGTAATCGTAGATGTGGAAAACGAAAACGAAAAACTTTATGTTCGAGTTGGTTTTTATAAAAACATTAAGATTGTAGGCAACCATGGAGTCGAACGTAACGTACAAAACAAAAGAGAGATTAAGTTTGTAATAAACGAAATCGGTAAGTTAGTTAATTTTTATAAAAATAAATTAAGAACTAAATTTAAAGAGCGCCATGAAAAGAATGTTATTACTGATTACAATGATGTTTAGCCTAGCTGCTTACAGTCAAACTAATATGATTGCAGCGAAATATTTTGGGCTATTCGGGAAACCAGCGGAAACAGCTGATAGTATTTTCTGGGCTAAGCCAGACACAATTATTCCGTTTAAAGTGGGCTTCGGTACGGAGAGAATTTATAAAAGGGAATACAATAACGAGGAAATTAGAATCGGAGCCGATGAGAATAATATAATAATCGCTGTACAGATAGTTTTTGATGATGATGCTTTTTACGATGTGCTGATGCCTTTCGTTCCGTATAGCGTAAGAGTTAACAAATCGCAATTGTCTTATCCGGGCAGGGGGTCTATACTGTTTAGGTCTAATGGCAGGAAGGCAAACTTTTTATTCGCTAAGGAATGAAAGCAATAGTAAAGTGTGTTGAGGCACTAATCGAAGGGCATATAATCGAAGCGTCAACTATCGATGACCTCATCCCTTACCTAAAGGCTGTAGAGAAGCATTACAATGTTGGACTTGAAAAAGCCCCGAGAGGTTGGGCTGATGTAGCCCTCGAGAATGCCACTAGAGTTTATGTTGCCACGAGAAACAAAGAACTGTTTTTAAAAACGTTTTACGATACAATAGATGCTTATTCCCAAATTAGCAAATAAGATAGATGAGCTTAATTGTAAGTCGTATATCGACGACTATGAGGATGAGTTGCGCCAGAATTATTTTTTAACCAAATTATTCGGATCAACACCAGATGGTGAAATCGTAGAAACGTTTAAGTTAACTAAAACTGGAAAACCTACGGCTGAGCAGAAGAAGATTGATGCAGCAGCCGATGAGGCAAAAAAACGGATTGCAGGAGTGAATTATGTATGGTTGGAAACAGAAGGGGCAGGAAATTATTTTCATTCATTCCCCGAGGTTGTGAATGCTAACGGCCGTAGGTTTGTTTGTGGAGTTAACTTTGAAGTATGTTCATCGATAAGCAACAGGATAAAGAAGTCGTATGGAAACTATTATGTTAGCATTCAGAATCAGGCAAATGTGGCAGTGTATATTCTTAACAATTACACTAACGACATGCCTAAGAATTTAGAAAAATTTAGGGGTAATATTTACTACGTCCATAGATTGGTTGATTATCACGGACACATTGAGGATATTATATACGCCCCTAGTAAGGTTAGATTTAGCGAGGCAAAAGAATTAATAAGACTCTATAAGGAATCGAAAGAGTATTCACCGAATTTTAACCAGTGCTTATCTTGTCGGATAAGATGCGATAAGATGATAAATTTCATGCTTGTATGACGAGTGTAAAGGGATTTACTTTTTATGTTTTAGATTCAACACCTGCGAGGGTAAAATTACCAGATGATGACTATCAGATTTTTTGGAGCTCAGAGAAATATTTTAACTATTTACGCAGTAAAGGTTGTTTAATAGATGAAGAAGTCGAGAAGCCAGTTGGAGAAAGAGCTGGACAAAGTGTTCAGCAAGTACATAAGAAATAGAGGAGCGGTTAATGGGTGGAATAGATGCTTTACCTGCAACCATCCTTTTCGGGTGGAAGATTTAGACTGCGGACATTTTTTGTCAAGGAGACACCACTCGATACGTTGGAATGAACAAAACGCGTTTCCTCAGTGCAGAGAGTGTAATAGGCTATTCGACGGAAAACCTGATATTTATGAGTTTTACCTTAGAGTAACCGATGTTGATGTTGATGAGCTTAAAAGATTGGCTAGGCAACCAAAAAAATTTTCGCTCTCTGAGTTGGAAGAAATGATTAACCATTTTAAAGCTAAGATAAATGGAAATAGTAAAATTTAAAGACGGACGGTATATAGATACTGGTAAGTATCATTACTACGAAACGGAGACGGGAGAAATATTCCCGCTGGACCCGAGAACAGCTAATTATTTCTTGATGCAAGGAAACGATGAGGCGGTTAGCAATTATTTAAACTGCCTATATGAGAATAGTTTTGGATACATTTCGTTAACCAAGCTAATCGAGGATAATGAGTAGTTATGGACGCTAATTGGCGAGATACGTTAAATAGGATGTTTCTCCCTACTAAGCAATGGGGTAAGCCTCTTATTCCCTGCGGCGTTCATGTTTTAAAATGCACCAAGTGCGAGTGGCGCGTTGGTAAAATGAAAAGATACCTGTATGTCGAGCTATGGAAAAGACCTGAATATCATCCATACGCTAAAGAAGCGGTATCTTACGGTAAGATTAAATTATTTCATATCCCTACTTTGCTCGACGACCCAAAGGAGAATTGGTATGATAGGTTTACAACGACACTTAATGAACATTTTTTGGAACATCTAAGGGAGCGTTTATCCACTCGACCTAAATTTAAAGCAGTTATCGGGCGCCGAGAGGTTGAGCGAGCAGAGCCGACAGTAGGGGGATATATATATAGCTACTACTGGGAGAATTACATAAGAAGCGTCCATCGCATAGATGAAGAAATTGTTTTAACTAACGAGGATTATTTTGATTTGTATAAACCATTTGAGGATAAGAAACAATCAACGCAACCGTTGGACTTACCACAAGTGGAAGATGAAGTACCATTTTAATTTTTAAGACTATGAATAATCATTGCGCATCAACAATCGTTTCTAATGGGAGAGTGTTTAAAAAGAGCGAGAAACTTATTCCTGTTGACGTTTTGACGGCTATTATTGGTTTTGATTTGGATATGATTTCTATTGATTCCAGGGTAGATAACATACGCTATAAACGTCAAATATTTCAATATTTCGCTTTTAAATATACATCTTTAACACTTGAGCAGATAGCCAATTTAACGAACAGGAAGGCTCATGCTACTATTTTAAATAGCCTAAATGTGGTGTCAGATATTATGGAAACTAAAATGCCAGTTACAATTTACACTACTATTAAACAAATAGAAGATAATATTGAGAACTATCTTAAAGATAGAAATGACGCTTACTACTACATGGAGCAAGCCGAAAAATTTTTGGCTTATTACAATGCTGTAACCGGAGAAAGCAAATCAATAGTTTAATGAATCATGCAAGTTTATTCAGCGGGATAGGTGGCTTTGATTTAGCCGCCGAATGGATGGGGTGGAATAACATATTTAACTGCGAAATAGACCCATTCTGCCGAAAGGTGCTTAATTACTACTGGCCTAATACAATTAGTTATGAGGACATCAGAAAAACAGACTTCACTATACATCGAGGAAATGTTGACATCCTCACAGGGGGATTCCCATGCCAGCCATTCAGCGTTGCCGGGAAGCGAAAAGGCAATGAAGATGACCGATACCTCTGGCCGGAAATGCTTAGAGCAATTAGAGAAACTTCCCCGTTATTCGTCGTGGGCGAAAACGTTTCTGGGCTACTTAGTTCGGGAGGGGGAGTGGTATTCGAGCAGGTGCTTTCTGATTTGGAAAATGAAGGCTACGAGGTTCAAACGGTTATACTTCCAGCTGCAGGTGTCAACGCGCCGCACAGAAGGGATAGGGTCTGGATTGTTGCTAAAAACACCAAGCGCAATGGATGCCATTTCGGAAAATCTAAACAAGAAGGAACAACGGATGGGCAACAGCGGCACACTTGCACAGGAGGTTGCAACTGGATTTATTTACAACCGATTATTACCAACCCCGAGAGCCAACGAAGTGAATGGTTCCAACCTTGTGGGCAATGTAAAGTTAGCCAACAGAAACAAGGGCAACCTAGAGGAGGTAATAGCAAAAACGCTTCTACCAACGCCAGTAGTGAGTTGCTGCAAGAGCGGCGCGGTAAGGAAAAATCCGAAATTACAGAATGCAACCTTTGCCCATTGCTTCGCACAGACTCCTGGCAAAACTTCCCAACTCAACCCCCGGTTTGTAGCGGAGATGATGGGCTTTCCGACAGACTGGACGGAATTACCTTTTCTAAATGGAGAAAAGAGTCATTAAAAGCATACGGTAACGCCATAGTCCCCCAGGTTGCATATCAAATTTTTAAAGCGATAATCAAAACTGTTTAAAGCCCGTTTTAGCCTATTTTTAGGCTTACATTTAAACGAACTACTTGTAAGTAGTATAATTAATCACTAGTATTTTTGAATTAAAATTTCGGCTTAAAATAGCCCTAAAAACACAATCTATAATAAGAGTAAAATATCACGACAAAAACATGCCGAGACTAGTTAAACTAGATAACGGCGATTGGGTTGATTTATACTTGGTGGATATTGTTAACCTACCAGACAGGTTCACAGGTGATGGTTGGCATATCAGACAGGGAGACATTTTACAAATATCTTTAGGTGTTTCAATGGAACTGCCAGCTGGGTACGAAGCCATAATCGCTCCCCGAAGCAGCTTGTTCAAGAGGCACGGGTTGATTCTTGCCAACTCAATAGGGATAATTGATAACTCCTACCGCGGCGATGATGATATTTGGGGTGGATACCTTTTTTGTTTAACAGGGGAAACATTCATAAAAAAATACGAGCGCATCTTGCAATTCAGAATTATCAAAAATCAGCCGAATGTTAAGTTTGAAATGGTTGATAACTTGAATAATGATTCCAGAGGAGGCTTTGGATCTACTGGAATATAAATTTTTAGCTAAAAAAATTTGCATTTCTCAAAAAAAGTTCGTATCTTTGTAGTGTCGTAATAATTGTTTTAGCGAATAAATAACAACAAATCCTAACGCAATGAAAACTCCAGATATGATTTTAGAAAATGCGGGGATTCCAGTATACGACATAAAGAGTAAAAATCCTAAGCTTTACGATTCTATTCGTATAGCAATGGATGATTTCGCAGATCAGTATGCGGAATGGAGAATTGAAAAACAAAAGTTGTCTAAAGAGCATAGAGACATACACGATTTTTACGCAACTGACCCTAAAGCGGGTGAATTATTGTTAGAACTTGAAACATTCTCCCAAAACATATGGGAATGTGCTTGTGGTGAAGGTCATTTAAGTAAAGTTTTTGAAAAGGCTGGTTATACTGTAAAAAGTACCGATCTAATTTATAGAGGATTTGGTGAAGGTGGTGTTGATTTTCTTAGCGATGATATTACTTTTTGGAATGGTGATATTATCACAAATCCACCATATAAATATGCTAAACAATTTATTGAAAAAGCATTAAATATTATACCCGAAGGTAATAAAATCGCAATGTTTTTAAAAATCCAATTTTTAGAGGGTAAAGAACGTAAAAAATTATTTTTATCTAATCCACCTAAAACAATCTATGTATCAAGTAGTAGATTATTATGTGCAAAAAATGCACGATTTGATGAAATGATTGCGGGCGGTGGTAGTGCAGTTGCATATGCTTGGTTTATTTGGGAAAAAGGTTTCAAGGGCGATACTATAATCAAATGGTTTAACTAATAGACGAAAACCACAAAAAAAATACTCCACATGATTAAACAAGATATTACAAACTTACTGACCGATTATATCAGATTAAATAGAATAAACTCTTTCCAAGAGTTTAAAGCACATGAGGCAATTTTATATCTTTATGTCCACATAAAGAAAGACAGGTTTAAATCAACCGATGAAGCAAAAAAATTCCTACTATCCCTTAATGAAGTTAACGCCATCCTAGATTTTTTCGGCATCATTAACCCAGACGCTAAAATAGACTATGTCAACATAGCAAACCAAACTTATAACATCATGGCTAAAAACTTCTTAACCATTACAAAAATTTCGGCTATAGCATACGAAATACTTAACGGAACGCAAATAAATACAGCAACGATATGAAAGAAAAAATTAAACAAATACTAAATAGAATTAAATCTGGTGATTTATCTTTCAATGATGCAGAAAGTGAGTTATTGGATTTATTTGCTGTTAGCGGTAGTTTTCCTTCCGAAAATGAAATTGAAACTGCTGCTATAAATTATAGCGATAAATCTAATGATGATAACACAAACGAAGATACTATGGAAGTTGTCGTAAATTGGTACGACAAACAGGAAGCATTTATAGCAGGTGTTAAGTGGTTTATGGAAAATTACCGCTAACGGCAAAGTATAAGGTTAGTACGCTTTTAAAATTACGATTTATGGGAACATTTTTTATTTTTATGACAATGCTTGTTTTTGGAATATTGATTAGCATTTTGCTAATAAATATACAGATAGAGTTGAAGTATAGAAATACTTTGCTAGAAAAACAGAATGAAATATTGGAACGAGAACGTAAGTAATTTTTATTGTGCCTAACAACAATTTTTAACCATATGAAAGTAAAAGAACTAATCGAAGAGCTGAAAAAACAAGACCCAGAAAAAGAGGCTTTAATAAAAGTATGGAATGAATGTGAACAGGAAAAGGTAGTAAAAAATAATGCCGTATTACAGCATGTTAGCAATTCGTTGCTTGACCTTGATGGTAAAACAATTCCTGTAACTTTTCATATTAGTAAATACAAGCCTAAAATTGATATTGATTTATAGCAATGATTGCTAATACATGTATAAGTGGGTAAGACTCAAAGAACATAAAGGTAAAAAGCGGTGGGTAGCAATGCACCTAACTGGTGACACAGAAACGAGTTATTACTACTTGCGAACAGTAGCAGATTTAATGCTATGAATTTCATATATTTGCATAAAGTTTACAAAAAGTAGTTCTTTAAAATATTGCACTAACACCGCTATTAATTATATACATTGTTGTGTGTATGTAAAAATGCGGTGGCAGAAGATGAGCGTGTGGGACACAGGGAGGCACGCATAACGGTGATACTGTAGGATGAACGGAGATAACCAATGCCGCCTATGGTATGTAGTACCAGTTAGCTTAGGTGTGACGGCTCGGAGAGACGAGCATTTTTATTACACACAACGTTCCACGTATAAGAATTGAAGCGGATAAAAAAGCAGTTGTAAAGGATTACTTGACAACTGAAATTAATAATAACCATAACGGGCTTGTGGTATGAAATCGAAACCGACACCACCATAGCCCGAACAATGAGACTAAGCAACCAGAGGTTTTGTTTTATACCACTTGTTACCAACTGGCGGCAGCACGGAACTTGATTAAATGAACAGAAGTAATAATAAATAATTTTTAGGGATGGCAAAAATAAATTTAGATAAATACTACACACCTGCCGATTTAGCAGAATATTGTGTGAAGAAAACAAAAGAAGTAATTGGAGAAGAAAATATAACTGAATGGCTTGAACCAAGTGCAGGAGCGGGTGCGTTTTTACCTTACTTGGATGATAACTACCTTGCATTTGATATTGAACCCGAAGCAGAAAACATTGAGCAAGCAAACTACCTTGAATTAGATTTACCATACTTTAAAGGTAGATGTGTTATTGGAAACCCACCATTTGGAACACGAAACACACTAAGTGTTAAGTTTTATAAGAAAGCTGTAAAGCAAGGCGACTACATTGCATTTATACTACCTGCAAGCCAGTACAACAACAACCAACAAATGTATGAGTTTGATATGATTTACAGCGAACTACTGCCGATAGTGGAATATTGTGGTGTGAAATTACAATGCAGCTTTAATATTTATAAGCGACCTGAAAAAGGACTTAACACCAAGCCGATTGACTATAAGCTTAATGATGTTACAGTAATGGAGTATAGAAGAAACGGAACTTACCCAATACCTACCGATTACGATTTTGGAATGTGTGCTTGGGGCAATGTTGGAAAAGAAGTTGACTTTGTAGGACAATTTGCACAGGAAATTTACATTAAGGTGAACAACCAAACGTATAAAGCCAAAGTGATGCAATTAATGAAAAACACAGATTGGAAAAATTTATACCCTTGCATTAGTGCACCAAAAATACAAACGTGGAAAATTTACAAATATTTACGAGAGCAAATACCCGAATTGGTTTGAAAAACCAAAAGCGGGTGGGCAAAATTATTTATTATGGTGCGTTGCGTACTAACCTTGATTAAATGCTCGAATGTTCTTCCGCTTGTTGATAACAACAATTTATAACCATATGAAAGTAAAAGAACTAATCGAAGAGCTGAAAAAACAAGACCCAGAAAAAGAGGTTTTTATTCAGCAGCGCGGAGAGTTTGACTACATGAAAGCCTATACAGTTAGAAAAACTGAATTATGGGATGCAAACTCTTCAGAAGATTATATCACCATAAATGTGGTGGTTATCGAGTACTATTAATTGCCCCCAACGGGATGCAGATATATTTAGTGCGATTTAATAACAAAAAACATTAATAAAATGGGAAAATTCAGCTATCAAGTAGGAGATACAACCTATGAATGTCAGGAATGGTTATTTAACATTAGAAAACAAATTTAGGGAGGGCTAAAGTATGTTAGATATATTAATATTAATTATGTATATGCTGCCATTAGTCCTATTTATTTGCTTTGTGGTGTATCTTATTAGTTTAAAGTATTTACCACCTTCTAAATACAGATTTTATATTGCTGGACTATATACAGATAGCATTAAAGAGGCTCTGGAAATACAAGCAGCATTAAGAGCCAAAGGAATAGACAAACCAATTATTAACCTTAAATCTAGAAAAAATGCTAACAAGTTACAAAGGACTAGACAAACAAGGTAAGTGGGTGTATGGTTATTATTCAGAGAGAAATGGTAAATCATACATCAATGATGTTGAGGTACAAAAGGAAACAGTAAACTTTGAATTAAGCACTAACATAACCAAGCGCATTAATTTTATACATTGTTATGCACTTTTAATTGATTGAAAAATGGAAAATGTAAAAGGATTGTACACTGGCGAAAAAGATGTAAGAGGAAATAAAATTTATTACGAAACAAGTAAATTAAAATTACCAAATGGCATTATTGCTAAATTAATGTTTGATTATGGACAATTAGCTGCATATTACGCAAGATGGGAAGATAATGGTTGCATTGTTGATTTGGAAGGTGTAAATAACCATAAATCATTTTATTTGCGTGATTGCGAAGTGCTTTAATTGCCCCCAACGTAGCGCAGGTATATTTTGATTTTTTACGAATTTAAAACACAAACGATATGAAACATTACAAAGAAGGGGAAAACCATATTTTTGAGTTTGGCGAAATGTCAATAACAAGAATAAAATTAAAGCAATCTCAGTATAAAGAGTTAGCTGATTATTTTGCACAACAGCAAGTAAAAAATTTGAATATACCTGCTGTTAGTTGGCGAAGCGAACATTTAAAAACTTTTCTTTCTAAGTTAGTGGAAGAGTTTGATAATGGCGAAGTTAGTTGGAATACCAGAGATGATGCTGAAAATATGCTGAAAAGTTTTTAATTACAACTACGTCGTAGCTGTATGTTGTCGGTTGCCGACAGAAACAGCACAAATTTAAATAACAGTATAAACTTTAAAAATTAGACGTGCGATGGCAGATATGAGAAGTATTATTAATGTAATAAAAGATTTACGTGATACAGTTACGCTGATGGAAAACAGGGCTTCTGGAAACAGAGATGAAGTTGAACGACTAAAATATGATGTTCGTATGTTAGAATTGTGGGCCGGGTTGACTTCCGACACGGATAGCAACTGCAATATACAGCATGTTAGCAATAGCGAAGCGGTGGTGGATTGCGGAAATTGTAAGTGGCAGTATGCTAAATGGGAGTATAAATGTGAAGAATGTAATCCAGCTTATAAAAATTGTGAGCAAGACACTGATTGCTAACGTTACGTGTATGATTAGTTGGGGATTACGTGGCACGAACCAATCAAAATACACGAACGCTGGGGCGAGGTTGGACGCTGAAAACTGCACTACAACCCCAATTAATTATACACATTGTTAGCCACAGTTTTTATTTTATTAATCACAAAATCAGATAAATATGGAATTTACAAAGTATCAACACGTAGAACGATTAGGAACTACTGAAACAAACGGAATTGAAATGGGTATGTGCTACATATTCCCAAAAATTGACGGAACAAATTCTCAATTATGGTTTGAAAATGGCTTACGGGCTGGTAGCCGAAACAGGCAATTAGAAGTTGAGAACGATAATGCAGGTTTTTATAATTGGGCTTTACAGCAAGAAATGTTTTACTTATTTTTTGCTAAATACCCAAACTTGCGATTATTTGGCGAATGGCTTGTGCCGCATACGCTTAAAACTTACCAAAAAACGGCTTGGAATAACTTTTATGTGTTTGACGTAATGGATGGCGAAAACTATTTGCCTTACGAGGCATATAAAGTAATGCTCGATGAATTTGGTATTGAATACATCCCGCCAATTTGCAAGATTGAGAACCCTACATACGAAATATTAGTAAACCAATTAGAAAAGAATGTGTACTTAATTGAAGATGGACAAGGAACTGGCGAAGGTATTGTAATTAAAAACTACAATTACAAAAACAGATTTGGGCGTGTAGTTTGGGCAAAGATTGTTAAAAACGAATTTAAGGCAAAACACGCCAAATGCGATGTAACTGAGATTAAAGAAAACAAAATTATTGAAGAAGAAATAGTAAATAAGTTTGTAACAAAGGCTTTAATTGAAAAGGAATTGGCAAAAATTGAGACTGAAAACGGTTGGAGTAGTAAACAGATCCCACGACTTTTGAATACTGTTTTTTACTGCCTTGTAAAAGAAGAAAGCTGGAACTTTGTAAAAGAGTTCAAAAATCCAACAATTGATTTTAAACGACTTTCATTTTTTACGATTAACCGTATCAAAGAAGTAATGCCGCATCTTTTTTAAATTGTGGCTAACATCCAAATAACAACAAAACACTTTAAACTTAAAATCAAATAAAACATTTTATCACAATTACATCGACAAATTTGTAAACATAAACAATCGGGGGTATTACCGTGTTTTTAGTGGGGGGTGTTTGCTCGGGGGCTGTCAAAATCCCAAAACCCCACCCACCTCAAAAAGTCCAGGACGAAAAAGGGCGGCGCAAAAGTATGATATAAAGCCATTAACCGCGCCATGGCGGTTGATAATGTTGTTAGCAAAAAGGCAAGGCCTAAATTTTAGGCCTTGCCTTTCTTGCTTGGGCTATTTAGACTAAATATAAATAACAAGGATAAAGGAAAAAAAGATTGAAAAAAACTTGTGTTGCGTAAATTGTTTTTTTATATTTGTATCGTTAACCAATTAAAATTAAAATCATGAAACCTGTATTCTATTTGGCAACCTTCGTAATTTGTTTTGTGGTTGCATTGATACACGACGAACCATCATTTTTTGGATGGTTTGGGCTAATCGGTGCTATAATTAGCATGTTCCTCTTGGCATATTCAGTTGCAGAATTAATCGATAACGATCAACAAAAATAAGAGCAATGAGAACGAATGCAACAGAAAAACAACTCCAAAGGGCTCTTCGACGCCTAAACAAGGAGTACAAAGAAAACAACTTCACGATTCTTACCTCGCAGCGGGGTAAGTGGGTAAACATTAGGCTCAAGTCCATTAGCGGCCGCCCTGGTAGTAGGGTTAGCCACTCAGGGCGTAAAATCCCTTTTCCTTCCTATTACGCAATAGGACGTTTTTTTGAAATTTTGTTTGATATGGATCCAAATATTAAGATTTATTCATTAGGGAAACGAATTGAGCCTAATGAAATTTGGAGCAACTGGAGCCGACAATTAGAGTATATAGAGCGCGGCTCAATACTAGAACAATAATTTTTTAACCATAAAAAATATCGTTTTTAAGCCCTTTTAGGGCTTTTTTTTGTATCTTTGTCCAGGTAGTGGTATTATACCGCTTATTTAGAATCGTTCAAAATAAGGGCTAAAAAATGACAAAAAAGGGTAAAAAAAGAATAGACGCGCCGCGTTCGTTGACAACAAAACAGCTGCTGAGTAAGGAAATTATTAACGTTGTAATACATTCGGCCAATTTGTCAGGAAATAATGACAGTTACTCACAAGATGCTTTAATAATGCTGTCGAAGATATACGGAATAATATATAGTAATAATATAGCTATGTATCATCTTATATTAATGTTAATAATCAGCATGGGGGTTGATCCTTATAGTCTTGTCTCGTATCTATCTAGTAGGATACTACATCAACGGTTATACGAGTTAAGGCAGTTAGGTTATATAGATAAGAGTAACAAGCTAACTGCAAAAGCCCGAAAAATTTTAGACGCGCTTATTTAGAAAGTTTCTAAATTTAAGTTTTCGCCAAAAATTTTTTGAAAAAAACTTGCATTTCGATTATTATCGTTGTAACTTTGAACTATCATATTAACAATTAAAATAATTGCTATGAAAACAACAAACGAATTTTTGAAGGATTACATCCTCGAATATATCGAGGATAATAAGATCGCAAATATTAACGAACTTGACAGAGAGGACCTTATCAGTTATCTATACGGTCGTATAGATGAAACTGAAATAATTTACTACAATAATGCAATAGCTTTTTTAAGCGAATACGATCCATCGCTTTACGCTTCCCTCGAAATAGCCGAAGCATTAGGCTATGCTATCGCTGACCTCAACAGCGAAGTGTTGGCCACTTTGTTACTGCAGGAGATCCTTAAGGAAAAACTTGAAAATATAGACGACTATTTAGCCGAAATTTTCGGTAAATAGTCGTTTTCTTATTGTTAACCATTAAATTTTACGCGGTTTAAAAAAACAAAACGAAAATGGGAATGTATTCACTAAAATCTTATAGATTAACAAAAGACGAGTATAATTATTTATTACCTGTACTTAAGGACAAATTGCTATACAAAGGCGAAAAATTTCCGGGTATTGGTCTAATCCTTTCGCTATTGTTGACAGCTTGCTGCTATATAGCGGCAAGCAAAGAATCAAAATTGTTTAACCCTAAATTTTAAAACTATGAAACTAAATGAAATTATTCAGAAACATGAAGGCCAGCTGTTGGCTATCATAACTGATTACGTGAGCGAATTAAACGAGGATTATCCGGGGGGATTACCTCAGAACTATGAATTTTCGGACACACGCTATTATTGCGCTGAAATTCTAGAAGCGGAGGGGATCGACGATAACGATCTCCTGAACGAGCTGCAAGAGTGGTTAGAAGCTCAAATAATTCTAAAACTTTAAAATATTACAACTATGAAAGTATATTGTAAAGAAACCGGGAGGCTGGAAACAATTACCAACGCGATCGATCCACGTAGTATGTTAGATTATACTAGAGATCTATTAGGAAACCACGGCGTAAACGGAATATATTACGACGACGAGTACTATTACGCCCTTGATACGATGGATGACGTCGATTGGTGGGACGATTGCATAAGGCTTATTAACATCGTGGAGCAAATGCTCTTAGAGATTGAACGTCGGACTGACCCGAGGGAGTTCGACGCATGGAAGGATCGAGTAATGAATGAAATAGGTAGTTTAAACCTGTACGATCATTATAAAGAACTCCTGAAATACGTGGAGAAATGCGAACTTTAAAGCAATAATACGGCCTAGCCGGTGCCGAAAAACCGGCTATTTTATTAACCATTAAAATTTACAATCATGGAAACAATCAAAAAACTTTGCAAGAGAAACAAGAATTTACCTTTGCTTGATAATACCTATTGTATAAAAAACGGTTACGTTTACGTTGATACATTAGGCTATCAAGTTTACCAAAAAACGTCCTCCACGGAGGAGGGCGTTTTCTCTGCCGGAGTAAAATTAAACTTTTCGGTTGATGAATACCCGGAATTAAACCTATTGCCCTCAGACGCCAAAAAATTAGGCGTCTTAACAACTAATGATTTAAAGTTTATTGAGTATTATTCTAGTATTAGCAACACAAAAAGCCTAAAAACTTTATATTATTCAATCTTATTCAAAGAAGGTACGATATTAATTACAAATTCATCTGTTTTAGTGGTTCGGGAGGGTTGTCAGTTCGCCGATGAATTTTCGGTTCATATAGACGAACTGAAAAGCTTTTTAAAGCTTCCTATTGATAAGGAGGTGGAAATTTTTAAAACCGAAAAACGTATTTTTCTTAAGTTAAATGAAATTGTTTTTTCGTGCTATGAACAAGGCGTAAAAATGCCAGTTTATGACTCCTATTTGTCAAAATCGAAATATTATAAACAAAAAATAACCTTGCCTATCAAGCAAATTATAAAAAGGGCAAACGAACTAAAATCTATAGGAAAGTTCAATGTCGTTTACTACGATATTTATAAAAAAGAGTGCTACCTGCAAAATTCAGATCATACAGAAACGTTACCGATTAAGGTAGAGGAGGTAAATATAACCGAAGAGTTACTAGGTGTAATAATGCCTATCATCGGGCCTGAAGAGCGTATTGGAATTTCGCTCGATTTGCTTAAAAAGTGTAAAGTCGATACTATTTATTTTGATGAATATGAAAAACCTTTTTTGTTTGAACCTTTAAACTTTACAAATATGGAAACAAAAAAACAGCAGGAAACAAAACAACAAGAAACAAAGAAACAAGAAACAAAACAACCAAAAAAATCAACTAAAGAGGTTGATTTGCCTACTAAAAAGGAACTTGTTTTAATTGATTACTCAGAAAAAAGTTTCGCGATTTTTGGCGAAACTAAAAAACACAAGGGAAAGCTCAAGGAATTTAAAGCAAAGTTCAATCCATTTTTGAATTTTGAGGGAGGTAAAAAACCCGGTTGGGTTATTTCAAAGAAAAATGCTGACTGTATTAACTATGTTAAAAAATTCATCTAAACAATTTGAAAAATGAAAACAAAGAAAGCAAAGAAAAGTAGAAATAGGGTTGACAGAACCAAAATGAAAGACCTCCATGAATATTTCACTAGTGAGGTTTACAATACCAACGCGTTGGATTTTTTACCGATGCAAACGCAACTGGAAATTCTAAAAAACCGTAAAAATTACTAACAATGAAAACACAAATCAAGAAACAGAAAAGCCATTTTTTTGGCAAAGATGTATACCTATTAGGGGAATACAAAAATGGCAAAAGATACTGGCTCGAAGCACCATCATGGAATGGCGGTTGGTATTGGGGCTTTGGGTACGTTGAAACGTATGAAGGCAATCGGTGGCCCGAAAAAGCTAAAGATATTGACTCGCATACGCATATCGACACATCTTTTATTGGTAGGATCGAATATTACGATCCAAATGAAAAAAGTTTAAAAACTGATTTTATCCATAATATATATGACACACCTCTTTTATCATCGGTAAATTATTTAAACAATTCTATTTATTACGGAAAATGTCCGATTTTTGCCATCGGAAACCATTACCAGGTTGCCACTATACAACAGTTAAAGAGGTTGACCATACAGAAAACATCGTCGGGCTGTACGATGAAATAAACCAAATTATGATTCCCAAGGTAACAGCTGAAATTTTACGGATATTATCCCCTGAGAAGTAACTTTACCAGCCTAGCCGCAGGAAAAAAAAGCGGCTAGGCTATTTGAATTTGCTTAATGAAATAACAAAAATTACAGAAATGTTTTTTTCTTTAAATGCTCTGATATTGTTGGGATTTCGTGAAATACCCGCACTAATGTATCTTTTTTTGTTGCTCCCATCATGCTTGTTTTATCAAAATGACAAGCGGGAGCGAATAGCTTACATCCTGTTAGCTATAACAGGATGCTTTTATCCTATAGTACCATTTTTTGGAGGTTTTTTAGTCAGTTATGTTTCGAACAGATTATCTAAACAAAAGTAAAAAGCTTAAATTTTGAATTTTAAGGGCTATTTTAGCCCTTATTTTTTTTTATTCAATATAAACCATTAGCTAATTGATGATCGTTTAAAAATTGGCCTGTTTTTGGGCTAATTTTGGTTATCTATGATTGAGCAAGCTAAAAATCTGATTAGGGCAGTAGGCTCTATTTGCTTCGAAAGGCGCCGCATTGCTCGAAAAAACATAAAAAACGAAAGGGATCGGTGTAAAACCCCATGTTGCGGATGATCCCCGAGTTTTACCAGGCCTTCTTAATCGATTTGATTCGGTTAACGTCCACCCGTGGGCGAGAAGCAAACGCAATGCCCCTTCGTAATCCTGCTCCTTTTCTTCGTCGAACGAATACGTTTGGATGGGTTTACTCGTGTACTCATTAAAGGACTTCGACAGCTCGAACATTTCATCTCGGATGCATTGCGGAATATAAGGAATGTTAAATAGACTTCCCCTTATAACCTCATATCCTGGCGTTGGCTCCGTGATGATTATCCCGTTTTTACCTCGTGTTTCGATAATGGTTAATCCGTCGGCGGTTCTTGCTAGTTTTTGATTCTTTTCAGGATAATCAGTTCGATAAATTAAGTGATAACCTCCGCTTCTTGTCTTGCTTACAACAGTGCCGAAAGACCATAAGGCGCTCAAAATTTTTTTGGTTTTGTCTGACTTATTGTCAATGTCAATGACCTCAATTCCATTAATCTCTGTTTGTATGGCTATTTCTGGGTATGTAAATTCAATAGGCGCAATGTATTTATCGGGCCATCCTTTTATCATCGGAATTTTATCCTTGCATGGTATCGGCTTTAAACCGTGTAACATGTATTCAAGAGCTACGTTTACCATATCTCTCTTTTTTTGTCTTTTCTTTATGGCACTCCTTGCATAACACCTGCAATTCCGAAGCATCGCAGAATAAATTTCTGACAAAATCGGGCAGGTCATCAAAATCTTTTAGCGTCCCCACATTTTTAATATGATCTATCTGCACATCTTTGGCTGGTAATACTTTACCGCAATATGCGCACATGTACATCTTTACCAAGCGACCTTTTTCATTTGGGCGTTTTTCTACGAATGCCCTTTGTAAGGCAATTCCTCGCTCAGGTGAGCGCATCCAGGCTCTCCTTAATACGCTTCTCAAGTAGGTAAAGTTAAACGCTCGTCCAGCCATACAGTAATTCCTCATACATATCGGCGCATTCGTCGCACATAAACTCATACACGGCTTCATGCGTTGATAGGTACTCGTTAAACCTAATTGGCCCAAGTTTTTCATTGCAGGAGGAGCAAATACCTACATGCCGAATGTATAACTCGTTAAGCGCATTTATTAACTCATTCCCTTCTTTTGTTACGCTATATTCCTCCCCTATCCTTTCGATTAAGCGTAACCTTTCCAAATAATCGAATATAAATCTTTTTTCGGCCTCCGAAGCAAAAAGCAAATCGAAATAACTTTTTGCTGCTGACTTTCTATTTACGAAGTTTAAAACTTCCCCTAAATATCCGACCACCTTATAATCGGACTTAGGCAGCTGAAATATATTTATAGATAGATATTCCAGCGGATTATCATCCGTTAAAGCAATTTCTCTTATCATGATTTACAAGTTATTTATAAAACGTTTTATTTGCCTTTCATGGTCGTCCCTTAATGGGATAACATTGTGCCTTATAACCTTTTCAATATCATCCAAGCAGCGGATATAAGAAAAATATTTCCCCTCTGCTCGCATTTTCAAATAAAACTGAATGTCTCTTTTCTTTAATCGACCTATTTTCACCTTTAGGTAAAGGTCCCGATAGGTGTTATAGGCTATTACATCTACAGTCTTGTAAATATGAGACACGATAACCACTTGGTAGCCTTTATTTTTTAGACGGCCTACAAGTTCTCTTTTGACTTTTCTTCTGGTGAACATAATTTTAGAAATTTAGGATTTATACCAACTAAAAACTTAAAACCTAGATCGACGCCATAATAAGCATCATCACCCTTTAAATGAGATGCATCTACGACAACTTCCCCTTCCATGAAATCGATAGATTTTCCCATTTCTCTCATCCAAAGGTCGTGTTTCTTCATCCATGATGAGCAGCCCTCTAGCACGGCCACTCTATCTCCTCGTTTGAACTTTCCCATATCTTATTTACGATTAAATTGAATAAGTCGTCTATATTACTTACATCAACTTCGACATAAGCAATATAGGCGCTATAACCCATGAAAAGATACTTGGATTCTTCGTCATCTATACTGACATTTGGGTTCACATATAACCACAGGTCGATTACGAGGTCATCAGATGAAACTGTTATAGTTACGAATTTTTCTAACCCAAATAACTGCTTAACGGCAGATTCTGACATAACCTCTAAATCGGGCTGCTCTAAATATATTTTCATAATTCATCGATTAAGTATGTACAACCATAATCCTTAACAAGAATGTATTCTAATGCCTCTGCCACATAATAATCCAATTCGACTAGATGCCCACCGATATAACACTCAACTTCTCTCACCGAAATGGCTGCTTGATATTCAGGAGGTGTGTAATAACTTCCTGGGTCAATTACGATTACGTCAACATCTAACGTAACTCGAAATAATAATCTTCCCACCTCATATTCATACGTCCCGTCAGGAAAGCTACTATCGGCTATTGCCTCGGCTAACTTATAGAGAATCTTTTTGTTCATTTTCTTTAAATAATTTAAAAAGATTTACTAAATCATCTGCTAAAGGGACAAAATCTATTTCCGGGACGAATGCCTTGGTTACTAATGTTGCTTGTCCGTATTCATATAGCAACTTAATTATTTCTTCTTTTAGCCTTTTTTCTTCCATATTTTCACTTAAAATTTACTGATCTATGATAACTACCTAAATTAGAAATTCGAGGCTTATTTGGGCTAAAAATAGCCTCAATGAGCTCGTTTACGTATAATAATACGTCACCTGATATTAGTTCATCTACACAATCCATTCCGATAAAGAACGAATAGCAAAAATTTTCCTGGTCAAAATTGTACATCATCGACAAATGCTTATTTATTTTTATGGGCTTTTTATCTAATAGATCAAGCCCTTCTCTGATGTACCTTAACTCATCTTTGTTTAATGTGATTTCCATAACCATTATTTTTATACTACAAAAATACGAATAAATCTTGAGAAAAGTTAATCTAATATGCCATTCAGTTTCTCAGCGATGGCTTTTTGTTTCTCGTCGATAATCTCTATTTCAGGATTATCCACGTATTCCACCGTTTCTCCGTCGAACGTTACTCCTTGGTCGAACATTATTGCTCTTTGCATATCCAAAGATAGAGGTGCGTTCTTGCTTAGGTTTAATTTAATAACGGTTTTCCTGCACATGGCGGGTTTATCATTCACCCAAGGTCCATTGTTATTTCTATAAGCCTCTGAATATTTTTTAGCATGAGCATCGAGCTCTTCTGAAGTCATATAGAAGGTGCTTTCAAACCCATTGACCAGTCGAAAATATGAAACATACCCTATCGGTTCAAGCCCTTTTCTTTCCGAATCGGGCAGCCACTTAAATTTCATATCACCCGTTAGCCGATCTCGCTCGATTATCTCTCCTTCCATCACATCCGTAGGGTTTATCCTTACAAATTGATTAGTCCTATGAGCCAACTGAACAAAACCCTTCCAACCCATTTGGAATTGTGCCACACCTTTATATGGAACTATATGGGCAAATCCCAAATTTTTGTTGATTGGCAGGTTAATAAGGGCTGCTGTTACTGCTGCACCATAAATGGACTTAGGGTCCACATATTGCAAATCATAGTTTTCCGACACGGCTTGCATAACCGAGGTCAAAAATTGAGGTGCCCTTTCGCCTAACAGAAGGCGAAACTTTTCTTCCACCTCGTCCTGCTTAAAGAATTTCTTTATCTCGTTCATTTCGTTTTGATCATGATGTATGGTTTTTTCTTTACTACCTTGCTGTATTTCTCCGATAATTCTTTATTCTCGGCTTTGAATTTTTTAGCGTCAAATGTAACCGTTTCGCTCTCTGGAACTAGTGTTATCGAGATATAATCATTTTTGATTGATTTTATATTATTAGACAACATAATATCTAATAATTTTTTCTTGAATTCTTCTACTTTTTTGTTGAGATTATCTATCTCCCTCAACGCTGACGCTACCTCTTCCACCTTTTTCTGCACAGGGGCTGCCAAATATTCAACTGGTAATTCCTCAGGCTTTTCCCATTCAAATTTTTCGCACGCTTGGTCGATTATTTCAATCCCCTTCTTAAGATGCTCTATCATTTCGGGGACTTCTTGAATTTCCTTATAAGAAAACTCTTTCGTCGTGGTGTTAAACCATGCTAATTTTAATGAGTAGCCTTTCTCACAAGCACGTTCTTTCAAGAGCATCATATGCCATTGGAGCTGCCACTTATATTCCTCTTCTACCTCATCAATTGATTGGTGCTTTGTAGCCTTATGCTCAAACCAAAGCACCTTATCTTCTTTCTCAACTTCTACATCTATGTGGTTGATTATATTGAAATGCTTTGGCTTTATTACGCTGACAAAAATAGGATTGCTTTTGGCCCCGCTAAAATTTTGCAAGATGGCCTGATAAAACAACTCCTCAACCTCGTGTCCCTCCCTCATAGCAGATGTATAAACATTTGGCGTTTCGTACAAGCCCAATACTTCTGCTATTCTAAATTTATCAGATTTAGAAATTTTTCCAAGTTTTGCTATTTTGGCAACCATCTTGGCGTCGCTGGACCCTAGGTTACCTTTTCTTGTTTTTTTTATATCCATTATCTATAAACTTTGATTATTGCATTAGGGTGTTTTTCACAAGCAGCTAGATAACTTTCCAACCAGGGTAGAAAATTATCATATGTTCCCCAGCCATTAGGGGAATCGTATTTTCTGAAAGTTTCGGGAGAACGCTTTAATTTTACCACACCTCTTACCAGAAAATATATAATATCTCTGGCTTTTACTTCAACCGAATCTTCTAAATCATCTTCTATATCGTATATTTTGTAGGGTCGCCAACATGCTTCGTAAACACCTACTTTTTTAGCCATGGGGATTAAATTATGTGTAATATTTGCCTCAAAGAGGCATTTATTATTTTCTATTAATCGTACAGTTAAACTCATTTTTATATTTATTTTTTCTTTAGCACCAATACTTCGTTAGTGCTTCAAATCTAATTCTGTGACTAACAAAATCACCATCACCACTTGCGTGTAATCCCCATTTTTGTCCTTTACCATCAATCACTTCTGCATAACCATCATTGTAATTCAGAAAAATTGCATCTTCATCAAACACTTCATAAAAATGTTCATTTAAAAACCAATCCATTGCGTCTGCATTTGTTAAAAGCGGTTCTATTGTTGTAAATCTAAAATCTTCCATAATAATCCGTATTGGTGCTAACAGCGTATATACAAGATACGCCTACAAGCATTTGTTTATAATTTTAAATTTATCGTTTGGCGTACCTCGTATATACGCAAAACGTTACCAACAATTAAGTTGCTTTGTTTTTATATGTATCTCCGCAAGTTACGCAAAGGTCGTCATTAGTCGTACCGTTGTATTTGCAACCATCGCAACTTAACGGATTGCTAACACCGTGTATAGTGCAGTTGCTGTCACTCGTATCGTCATCTTCCCACCCACACGCATTATCAACACAGTAGCATTTATTATGTGCATCTTTCCAGTAATCTTCTCCTGCTTCAAATACTTTTCCACAGTGTTCACATTCTTCAATCGTTTGTGTATGTCTTCTCATTTTATTTAAGTTTTGCCACGCTCGTAAACGTGGAGGTTTATCACTCGTTCGTAGGTCAGTAGGTTTTTGAAGTGCAACCGACACCATACACTTTTACGTTGTAGCACATTAAAACAATGCTACAACATGGTATATAAGCCATGCTTGCGTTTGTAGCTCGCCTCTTCATCTTTCCTATAATCACAATTCATACTGTTTGGGTTGCATTTATCTTTCAAAGCCCAACAATTTCCTTTTTTATTCACGTAAACACAATCTTTACATTTTTCTGGTATTTTTACTTTTATTTTTTCCATCCCTAAAAATATTTTAAAATTATTACTGTGTACCTCGTTCAATTGTTAGTAGGTTAATCCGCACGGCTCATATACCTGTCCGTTAGCTGCAATTTAAAAATTTCTTCATTGCTTCGTTTGCCGCTCGCTTTCCGTTCTCATAGCCAATATCTCTAATGGCGTTCATCAGGCTATAAACAAATAGTGGTTTGTCATTGCCTTCAAGATCATCAATGCCATTTAATAACATATGGTAATACTCGCTAAATTCTGCATTACGCTCGCTCATTTCTTCTAAATCTTGTAAATAGTTTTTCAACATAATATTTCGTTTTAAATTTTTAAACAGTACGCTTCGCCAGCTAACAATATATAAAAATCATTCCGCTACGCTCCACGCTTCTTATATTTACCGTTATGCCCCATTAAAACAAAAATGGTCTTGGGCATATTTTGCAGTCAACATTTCTTTATCTTTTGGATATTCACCTATTTTCTCAAAGTCAGGTAGCACACCATTTTTGTTGAACATATTCTGTCCGTATTCCAAAGAAACCATATTGTGTTCAGGTTCTTCATAATCTTGGAATGTTTGTGCGTTATCCATCGTAATCACAAAAGCTTTTGCTTTTAATTCATTACCTCGCTTTACTATTAGGTTTATACTGTCTGCATAATGGAAGTCATCACCTGCGCTTTTGCTCTCGGAGTAAAACACAATATCATTTTCTTTTACCTCATCACCATTTGGATAAAAATAACGGGGCATAACACCGTGTATAGCAAATGCCCGTTCGTCTTTTTTGTTTTCTTTTGTCATAATTTCAATCTTTAGTGTTATTATTTAAGTTAGCAACTATTATTAGATTTTTTCTGCTCTAAATAGTTATTTATTATTTTGTTAGCGTCTGCTGGGTGTATTTCTTTTTCTCTCCAATAAAGAAAATCTAATAACAGTTCCCTTTGGTTGCCAACACTAAATAAACGCAATTTTATGCTCTTCCAAACTGGCATTTTTACGTTTATATCAAAATTATCACTCATATTATCTTTCATGTTAAACTGCGTTTATTATTTACGTTCTGTGTAGGCACTTGCCATACACTCGACCGCTAAAACAATTATTACGACACTACAAAGATACGAACTTTTTTTGAGAAATGCAAATTTTTTAGCTAATAGTTTTAATAAAAAAAAGGGGCTTTCTAGTAGCCCCTTTATTCGCCGAAAAGGATTGTCATTTTTCCATAGTTTTTCAAAATCTTTTCTTTCATCTTTAAAATCTTTTTCATTATTTTGTGGTTCATTAGCTCTGGGGAAACAACATAGCCGACGTTTTCGCCGTTTTCAAATTTATTAAATGCGTATTCCAACCTATCTGCCTCAACCTTAATCAACTCAAATGCTTGCTCCCTCTCTTTTACGCTTAACGTCTTATCTTTCATAATCTCGTTGATAAACTCATCGACTATAACGATATTATCTTTTATAACAGGTAAGTTAAAGAATTTGTAAACATTTTCCAAACCCTCTGCTTTTATGTATTGTTCTGTCATTCGCTGGGCAGCACTCCATGCATCGGTAGTTAAGTCGCCGCTCGGCTGGTCCCACTTCGTCCTGGCTTCCTTATCTAACTTTACGGATAACGATTCGCCCTCGCCTCTTTTCTTTCCATATTCCTTGACCTGCTTATATTTTTCCTGAAATACTTCGTTTGCATCAAGGGCTGTTAGCGTAAACGTTTTAAAGGATGCCACATCTCTAATATATTTATCTGGTACTGCGCCTATGTAGTTGCTCGTAATGGCTCGAGTAGCATACTTAACATTTGGCATTCCTGGAATAATCCCCGCTAACCACGCTGAAAGACCATTTGTCATCTGAGCAAAGCTAAACGGCTCATTTAGTAGCTCGTCCTCTGATGTTTTATTTTCTACATAGTTATATACTTGCTCTGGAAACTTAACCAAATCTTCACCGTAATCCAACACGCCCTTGCCATACCAGCCGCCAAATATGGTAGTTACATCTTTCCAACTAGTATACGTTTTGGTAGGGTCAAAATCTGTTGAAAGCACACGGTTTATCCCCAAATTAGTTATAAGATTCTTTTCAATGTTTTCGTACTTATATTTTTCTGCCTTATTCATGCCCGATTTTAAAGCGCTAGATATACCAGTGAAGATAGCACCGCTGGCCAACCTCCCTACATTCGCATACTTACCAATGGTCAGGTTTACCATGCTAACAGCCCCATTTGCTAGCACCTGTTCTGGGTCTGTTAAAGATTTCATTCGCATCAACGCATCATACTTTGCCCGCTCGTCATCTGCAATAACGCCTCCTAAGTACTGTGTTGTGTTTATGCCTAACTGGGTTAAAGCATTAAACGTCATATTTGAAATAAGATAGCGGAATAAACGCCTGGCCGCTGCGTTTACATTCCCATCTGTATTTTGAAACAAAGCTGCTGCCTGCGCACTCTCATTCATTGCATAAGAGGCCATTGATGCATTATACTGAAATGCTCTGGTGTTGCTACGTAATGAGAATAAGAAGTAGGACAACTCCTTGATGTTTGAATATTTAGTGCTTGGGACCATCACCTGCTCGTAGTTCGAATCTGCAATCCCAATGGCCTGTTCCCAATTCGGATTAGACATCACCTCTAACCTATACTCCTTAGAACTGGTAAACTTTTCTACATCGAAATCTTTCTTGTATAGTTTCTTAAATGCTTCTTTAAACTTATCAACCCATATTCTACGTCCAGGCAATGTGTCTCCTACGGCTACGTATTCGTCCGTAATTTTTTGTAATTTAGCCTTCCTTTGAAATCCTGAGTATTCTACAGCGTGCCTACCAAAACCTACATCACCTTCTGAACTCGGAGCTGCTGAACCCTGATAGTATTTATTGAAAAACACATCCCATTTAGACATATCGCCTGTATATAGACGGCCTGCTTTTAGGATGTTCGCAGTGGTATCTAGTATTATTCGTTCCCCTTTTGCTAGTGTGTAATTTCTTGCTGCTTGCACCACTCCCCTAAACCAGCGAGACATATCCACATACTTAGACCCTAAAGCAAAACCTGCCTGCCCAAAAATCCCTTTGGATGTAAATTCCATTTTGTACCCATCTCGAATATCCTTTTCTATAGCGTCGTATATGGCTTTATTTTCAACCTCACGTCTAATCATTTTTAGCGCGCCTAACTGTTCCCTTGCTACAGGAAGAACGTAATATGATTGCAAAACATCTCTATTGTAACGTTCAATCGTCCTAACCGCATCGAAATCGATGTAATTTAAACTAATAGTTTTCGGCTTAATATGATTTGTTACATTAAGATTTCCGCTTTCCATTGTGGTTACGAGCAGGCTTTCAGGATTAGCATCACCCATTCGTAAACTCCTACTTAGCATTGGATAATAATAGTTTTCTTTAGCCAATACTTGCCCTTCCCTACCCGCTATTGTTTCATTCATATCGCCAGTAAGAGTTAGATTTTCCCTAATGGTTTTATAAAGCTTTTGCTCCTCTGGCTTTAATAACCGCAGGGCGTCCTCGTCTGTTTTTATGTTTGATAAATCTTTTCCGCCGTTCCGTTTGACAAGTTCTTTGTACGCCTCGTCGAAAAGTTTTAAATCTGCCTTGTTCCTTTGGCTATTGTTCGTTATTACAGCAGCTCTACGTTTTGTACTTTCTACCTTTTTACCGTCCTTTAACTCATAATTCAGCACATCAAACAAGTCGAAAGGTCTCCCGTCTGCTAGCTTGTCTATCGGAATTTTCTTGGCATATTCAAGGGCTTCATTCTTCGTGGCAAACCTTTTTTCTATTCCTCCTTCTTTATATGGATTCCCGAATGGGTCAACCACCATGTATTTCCCGTCCACGCCTACTATCCTATTTTCAAGCTTTTGTAGGAAGTTATACATCCTAACCTGTGGCATTAATATACCCACGACAGAGGACATCTTTCGGTCATATCCACCTGTGTCATAAATATTCTTTTGCACCCAATTTCTCGTTTTGGCCGCCTCGTATATAGGATTCATAAACTTTTCTAGCATTGTCCTATATTCCTTAATGGCAGCCCTGCCGGGGTTTTGTATGTAGTTGTAAAACGGATTATTAACTGTTTCTCCTATAAATTCCTTAAATTTCAAAAGATGCCCAATAGCCGAATGCGGGTTAGTTGCAAGCAGTTTCTTTAGCTCAGTAACACTTTTGTCTAACTTCTTAGACAACTCGGGGTTAGACCTTATTTGTTCTTCTACTGTGCGAACAACATTTTCTGCAACCTTGCCATATCTAGAAATAGTGCGCAACCTTGCGTTTAGCTGATATGCTCCTACAGGCATTACACCCGTTTCGTTATAGTAATCTAAATATTCTTTTAGGTCAGCTATTTCACTATCCCTTAACCGATATAGGGCAGTAGGAATGTTTTTAATTTCTTCAACTGTTTGCTTAATTCTTTGAGCCTCTAAGTAATCCCCGTTGCTGACAGCATTCTCCTCTGATATTTTTATTTCTGACAGTATCTCCTTATTGGCTTTTATAACAGCGTCTTTTGCTTCTATTTTTAATGAGGAAAGCCGCTGCATAACTTCTTCCATTTGAACCTGCACCTTGCCCTCTATATCATTAATATAATTTAATTCTGTATCTATTATGCCGTCTTTCTTATATCTTCGTAAATATCTTTCGACTGTCCTCAACTTGGCATCTGCTGCTTTTACATCTTCGACCTCTCCCCTTTTAAGTAATTCGTCTATTTCTCTCACTCTTTCCTGCATTACAGCAGGCAATTCTTCTACTTTGTATTCAGGTGCATCTTCTATAAGCTTGCGCTCTTTGATGGCCGTAGAGTAGTTTTCCAGAAACTCATTGGCTGCCTTTACATCCTCTGGTTTTACAACTTTTTTATTTAATCTATTGGCTACCTCAATGTAATCGTCTATAATGTTATCAGGCAATTCCGTTACCTTGATTCCGTTTACCTTAGAAATAACCTGCTTCCCATCGCGAGTAACCCTGCCTACAACCTTAATCTTTTTTAAGGCTTTTGTGTCTAGCCCTTTTATATTATTTTCCAATGATTTAGACACCTCGCTGGCAGCCATTATTCTTTGAGCATACTGGGAGTTACCTAGTGCTTTCTTTAGGCTTTCTACAACCCTGCCTGCCGTTCTTTCGGTTGCTCGATTAACTTCCCTGAGAAAAACGGGGATTAACTTATCATCTAAGTTTTTTAATTCCCCCCGTTTTTCCTTAATAAACTCTTCGATTACCTGCCTCTTATTAGGCACATCTAAGGTGATAACTTCATCTAGCGTACCTACTTCTTGCGCGAGAGTTTTCTTTTGTGCCGACTGTTGTAAATTTTCGCCGCCTTCTCCTGCGCCTTGTCGTAGGCTTCCTTCTTGCTCATTCCCTTTTTGAGGTTCTCCTTGTAAAATTTGTCCCTCATCGCTTCGTATTGCTTTGGCATCTTTCTTCTCTCCTTTTATTTCTGTTTTAGGCTGTTTTTCGCCCGTTTTTTGAACGATCTCCCCTTCATTAATAGTTTCTATAGGGGGCGTTTTTTGCGTTGAAATTTCGGCTTCTTTTGGGCTTATTTTAGCCTCTTTTTTCTCTATCTTTTCAAACTTATTAGTTACTTCATCTACTAAGTTATACCACCTGTTAGCCAGTTTCTTTTGTTTTGCGTTCCTCAACTCGACTGGTGTGTCCACCGCATCCATCATGGCATCTGCATCCTCTACCGAACTTAACTTCTTTTCGTATTCGGCTAGCTGTTCGACGGTGAATTTATCAGTAGCAGTCTTGTATTGCCTATCTATGATAGCCTGTTTTTCCTTAAGCGCATAATCTTTCGCAGCTGCTATATCGTCAAACTTAGATTCTGAAACTAATTCTTTCTTCCCGTTGTATTCACGATATAGTTTGACAATGTTCCCCTCGGTTACTACCTCATCTGCCTTCAGCGTGCCGATAGGAATAATGCCCGAAATTTCGGTCATTAACTTGTACTTGGTTACTAATGGAATATTTTCATTAGCAGCTAGGTTGACTAACTCATCTTGGCTAAGTTTTTTAATCTGTGTCTTATCCTTAACTCCTAATAGGTTAAGCTCGTGTTCAGTGAATTTCATTTCTTTTGCTTGTACTTTCTTAGCCTTACCTAACAGTTTGGTAGGCAAAGAGGCTCCCTTTAACGCTAGTAGCATTAATCCGTTTTCTACTATAGCATCCGTGCCGAAGGTTTGGTTTTCGTCCATTGCTGCACTGAGGCCAGCGAAAATAGTTGCCTCTGATCCAAATTCAGCGGTGCTTACTCCTGCCTTGACAGCCTTTCTCAATATTTGATTTTCTAATCCTAATGTAGCCATATCAGCAGCTTTAGCCCACAGCGGGCTGACCAAACCTACTCCTGCACCTAATATAGCACCATGGCCAAAACTGTTAAGTATTTCAGTGGCGGATATGTCTGAAAATTTTTCGGCATCCTGTATCTGTTCTAGCGAAGTATTGATAGCATTGTACGTACCTAGCACAGCTCCACTCTGAACAGCCGTTTCTGCTCCTTTTACCGCTAGCCCTTTAACTGTATTTTTTAATGAGTTTACTGCTATTGCTTGTGCCATTTCGGGAGCAATACCAGTCTTCATTAAAGAGCGAGCCACTGTGTTTACATACGCTCCTGTAGCCCTACTGGTCAATGCTCCTGTGCTACCACCTAAGGCGATAAACAGAGGCGTATCAACTAAAAAACTACCAGCTAACGTTGCGTATTGTTCTAACTTTCCAAAATGTATCTTCTTGTAATCAACGTCTCTTTGCTCAAATTCTTCTATCTGCTCTTTTTCCTTTTCTACTTGCTCCGCAAAATCAGGGGCAAAGCTAAACTCTTCCCTTGTGTAATCCGTTCCTGCTCCACCTAAAAACTTAGCAATCTTTCCTATAACTGAACCTTCCAGGGCGTCCTTGACAGCGTTAGATGTATGAACTATAGCTTGCTTAGCACCACTCATCTCTCGAGCAGGGTCATTTTCGATATAACGCATTTCGCCATCTACAATCCCGCTCTCTTTAAATTCATTCCATAGTGTTTTTGCACGTAAATATTTTTGGCTAAATTCTGTCCTTGCTAACGCTTCGCCTTCTTCTGGTAATTCTAGAAATGATAATCCAGATTCTTTGAATTTTTCAGCTTGTTCCATATTAGCCCCCATAGCGGATATTTCCGCCAGTAGGCTATTGTATTCATTAATCTTTTTTCGTTCGTCTAAAGTTTGCTCCGAATAAGCCTTAATAGGAATGGCTATATTTGGCGAACCAGTCTCCTGCTTTGTAGCAGGCTCTTGAGATGGCTGAGATAAGACTTCTTCGGATTGACTTTTTTTTTTAAATGTTGAATAAAACGTATTAAAATCTTCAGGAACATCTGAAAAGTCCTGCATCATATTTTTATGCAACTGCCTTGCAATTGTCTCGTCGCTCAAAAATTTTTCGGCAAAAACATCGTACTCAGGAATATCTGAATAGTTTTCCTTTAATGTTTGCCATAGTTTATATAATTCCTCATTCATCGCTTCTACTTTTTATCCCCATTTAATTCCTGTTGTTTTCTTTTGCTTTGCTGGTTTTTGCGTTCTATTTATCTTTGTTTGATATAACCGCCTGAACTTACGTAAATCATTTATAACATCCGATTTGTTTCTATACCTTGCCGACAAGGCATCAATTATATCGTCAACTTCCGACATATCCTGCCCTATTGGATAATACGATTTCTTTGCCAAGAAATACTTCCCATCAGATCCTCTTGATACCGAATAACCTGGCATGGCAGCTAGGGCTGCACGCGCATCTTCTTCCGTTTCAAAACTTAATGGCACTTGTGTATTCGGGTCAACCGCCAACATGGAAACGAACACTTGATTATCTTTAAAAGCCATTCCGTTTATGCTAGCAACTGTCCCATCGGCTAAAGTAATTGGCTCTTTGCTAGAAAAGTTCAATGCGTTATTAGCAAACGCTATCGGTACCTTCGATGTACGCCCGCCACCATAACCTCTGCTGCTAGTCGCTGGTTTAAAGAACGTATCTGGCAATGTTAGTTGCAACCTAGTTTCGATATAATAATCTTTTGGAGTTTTATCTTTTATTCCATACTCTTTCATTTCTTTTATGATACTCCGCTGTACTTCCTCATTTGAATCAAACACCTGTGCCAATACCCTTTTCCCTTCTTCTTCGGACTCTATGTTATCACGAAATCTGGCATAAACTCGTCTATCTCCAATTTGTTTCTCGTATGATTGCGGCGACCAAGGATGCACTTTATTAAGATAACCAACTGTTATTATATCTGGGTTTTTATAAGCTGGGACCAAAGAGGGTACATCGTTTTCAATAGGGTTGTTTAGAAAATTCTTAAAACTTTCCATTGTTTCATCTGGATCGTACAGATGTCTCCTCCGTATAAATTCTTCTTTAGCTTGTAAATATGCAGCTGCTTTAGCCCTAAAACTCCCCACCCTGTTAGTCAATTCATTTTTCTTTTTCAGCAAGGCTAATTTATCTTCTGTACTTAAAAATCCGTCTTTGTTTTTCCATAAATTTTTAGCCTCGTCCACGAAACTATCTACTATTTTTTGCGCTTCTACCTGATATTGTTCCAATAGTAGATTATCCGTATTTACATCCATCAATTTAAGCAACTCTTGCTCTCTTTGCTGCTTAACCTTTTGGATATAATCGGTTAATTGAAATTCAAGATTTGACGCTGATCTAATGGCTTCGCTGGGTGAAAAGTCTATCTTTTCATCCCCGTAAAGCTCTCGCCCTGTATGTAGTACTGTAGCCATATTAACCTCCGAATGGGTTGTTTTTCATATATTCTTCCAAGTATCTTAGTCCCCATGGTGATAACTGAGGACTATTGGTCGTAGAACCTATTTAGTCTTTGGGACTGGCTGATTAAACAAATTCGTTAGATTATTACTTTGGTATTGTGCCATCGCCAAACTAGATGCCGTTGAGAACGCATCAGAAATGCCACCATATATCATTTCCCTCCCAGACTGCACTCTGCCTGCTGCTACATTTAGCCTTGTCTGCCATGGGATCCATTGATTATATTCAAATGCTTTTGTTTTTTCCTGTCTTTCCGCTTCGGCTTTATTCTTCAGCGACTCAATATACATCTGCCTAGCCATATCTCTTCGCTGAATCTGGTCTAAAGATAACTTATTTAAACTTTCCAACTGTCTAGCGTATGATTGTTCAATTGCGCCCATCATCTGCTGAGATGATGTTGCGTATTTACTAAACTGATTTATCTGACTACTCGTAACACCCGCTAAGGCTCTTTCAAAATCGGTTGTATCTATGCCTTCGTAATAACCTCTGGCTGCAATATTCGTTGCTGTATCATACGCTCCTGATAAAGACGCATCGTATCGCGGTGCATTTCTGAGTAACTTATTGTACTCTTTTTGCCCTTTCCAAAGATTATATCCACCTATGGCTGTTTTGGTTAACGCACCTACGCCTGCTATGATTCCTGCTGTCAAAAGTAACGACATATCCTTTTATTTTTTACAAAGTTACTAATAATTTCTTTTTTCGTATCGCACCTCTACACCATAGAATTTTCCTTCAATGTAAAACTTTAACTGAATACTTTTGCCAACCATATCGTATCCTTCGTATAGATGATATGTCCTTAACGTTTCTCCTGCTAAGCAACCTTTCGGTATATCGCAATAATACCCGTCATTAATTTTTGTCCATGCGCCTTTCTTTATTTTGGTCTTAAACATTAAACCGTTTTGACCGTAAACGTTTACATCAACCTCTGGTTTAAAGTTAGAATAGCATACCAAAGAAAGAAAATCAACATCTTCACCAAATGGGACAAAGACATCATAAACACCAGTATTAATTACACCTGTTTCACCAATCAAAGCATTATAATCACTTCCTGATACGAGTAGAATGCTCCCACTTTTATACATTTTCGCGTACCCGTGAACAACAGAATCTAATGAAATATTTCTCTTTAAAATCCACCTATCAAACTTAGTATCATAAATGTAAATATAATCATTAAACGATACATAAACACGTTTTTCCTTTTTGTCAAAAAAGATAGCCTTAGGTTTTGTTTTGAACTCAGAAGCCATAAATTTATTGGATAATCCGTTTACATGCTGTTCTACTCCGCATATATCGAATATTCCATTATCAGATATTAAATTTATAGTGTTTCGTTCCGTGTCGTAGTAGTAAACTCTATTTCCGTCTGTACATGATAACCTATACGTATTCATTCCGTACTTTTCAAAAAACTTCCCATTTCCAAAGTAACTAGATACGTAAATAGCATCGCTGCTGCTGTCTGATTGAACCTCAATAGTATTAATATTCATCACATATAACGCCCGCTCAAAAAATGCTGCTAACCTATTACCAACTTTCTCAAAACCAAATAGACCACCAAAGCTATCCGTTAGGTACGTCGCATTTTCGTAGTCAAAAACACAGTACCCATTTGTATTCGTCCCATCGATATATGGACGACTAGCACACAGATAGTAAACCTCGCCAACTAATTTGGGCTGCGCAACGCCTATCCTATTAGCCGAAAAACATTGCTTATTAAACGAGCTATCATTAAGATACTTCGATTCTACATATAGATTGGTATCTACATCTACATCATAGAATAACCCTTGAACCGGTCTAACAAAATAATCGCCCCAATCAATATCATGTCTATATCCACCTCTGTCTGGATGATAATACCTATATGATATTTCGTTTACAGGATACCTATCACCTATTAACTGCCATGCCCCCGTAGTTTTTGACTCTGTAAAATTCTTCACCTCGAACTGCATATATGCGCCTGTATCAAAATGGCTTTGTAAACTAGGGAGACCATCGACTATAACATATTCTATATCATTTCGCAATTCAACGCCAACTACTTTCCCCCACGCTGCTAATTCGTTTTCGGATTCTATTGTTCTAAACTGACCATTTGTGTCATATCGTCTAACATATTTTAAATAATCCCCAGCTTTATAAGAATAGGCTAAGCCAGATACAGCTTCTTCCCTTTTTATGGTCATTAAATTTAACGCCAATAAGGTGTAGTTTGCTTCTTCTATATAAGCATTACTTGTCGTTCCCCATGCCCCTGGTGTATTCTTACAAGGGATAAAATGATGACTATTAGTGTTAACTCTCTTCGCTACTGCAAATTGGTAATACTTAGCCCAACTGGGAGGATTCCCCAAGTAACATCTTGGTTTAATTATTTGAACGCTATCTAAGGAATAGGATAATGTCTCATAATCGATAGATGTATCACTAGTTACAACCCCGCCCGTACGACCGCTCTCATCAAAGAACTGCACGCCAAGTTGATATTTTTCGTCTAATTTTAATGATTTATCGAATGATATTCCACCTTCACGATTTGAAAATTGATTTACTCCTATACCAGTTCCTACAGTATATGGATACTCGTCCATTGTGGGAATTATAATATCTACTATAATACTACCCGTTGAATCCGAATAAATTGTATGACTTTGATATGAATACTTAGACCAAGCTACACCTGCTATTTCAAAATTGATTTCTAAATTCTTGCTTATCTCCTGCGCTAACCGATCGCCTACAGTCTGCTTACTCTCATTGGAATAAAATACACTTCCAGTGCCTTTCAACTCATACGAACATGCTAGTTCTCCTCCATGTTTAAAATAAGAAAATTGTGCAATGGACAAAGAATAATATCCTACCGTTGTGTCAGGAGAAAAATTTATCTCAGATGGGGGAGTAAATTTAAATCTAACTATATTTGGGCTATATACACCTACACTTTTTTCTGCATACGCTTCAAATGTTGTTCCGGTAACCTTCTCCCATGTTGTGTAATTAGTTCCTATAAACTTAACTTCACCATTATCATAGGCTTTAGTTTTTGCACCTAAGACAACTCGATTATCCAAAAATTTCCCTACGATTGGAGACAAAGGTATTGCTTGGCTTGATTTTAAATATTCTGTATTGTCTAATACATCAATTACTGAATCGCCGTAATATTCGCAAGTTGTTATAGCGAATGCTTCTTTTTCTGCTATTAATTCTAAATCGTTTGACTCATTATTACGCTTGCAATAAAACTTAACCTTTGAAACGCCGTTATATGGGCGTACTGATAAAACCGCTTTGTTAAGATTTAGTCCTAAAAGCTTTTGTTTCTGAGATGTTAAATCAATCTCTGACATAGGTGAGACAGGTGTCTCATACCCATCTACATAAACGAATGAATACCCAAAAGAAAAAACAGTATCGATAAAATTATTCCCATGGTAAAAAGTGTCCGCTTCCATATAAACCTTTGGCGCCCTGTGGGGTATAGGTCTGTTTAAATATAAATAAGGCGATAGTAAAGGTATTTTATCTACACTATTCCAATAAAAATCTATTTTCGCTGCCACATAATCAGCTCCTAAATATTTTGACAAAAGGTCTAGTTCTACTTCCCAATACCCATCTCCTGCTGTTACGCTTAAAACTTTGGCTCGACCCCCTAAACGTGCGCCAAATTGCTTATTGATGTTCTCTGGCGTTGCTAAAAATGTTACATAATCACCTAAATTAATCTGAGGGTCATATGGTAGTCTAAATGTTAAATTAGTCCCATTATCGCCCATTTCCGCCTTGTCAGCACTTAACGAGCTCAAGTCTATATAATGATTAACATCAATATAAATAGGCTCTCGTTCGGGTTCTACGATTAATATTTTTCCATCAGAAGCCGTAACTGTGGCTTCGTCTTTGTTAATTATCAAATCCTCGCTAGTGTTAAAAATCTCAGGAAAGAAAGTACCCCCGTGTAAAAACCCGTCAAACTTATACAAGTAATACTTGCCTCCACTTTTATCGCATATATAGAATACATTGGAATCTTCTACAATGAATTGTATATCGACAAAACCACCTTGTATGCTAAAATCGAGTATCGGCTCAACATACCCATTATCGTTTATGGATATATCTGCCCTTTCTCTACCATCACCTTCATTTACAAGAAACGGCTGGTTATCATAATCCAAACCACCGCCGACACCTATCCTTTTTACTTCCATCTATTAAGAATTTAAAGCGTCTCTCAAACTGTCTAAATTAAATGTATAACAACTCCTCAATTTAGACACCTCTTCTTCATAAACATTCTTCTTAAATAACTTATCATTCATTGGGGAATTTACATCGAAGTAACTATCCTTATACATAATATAAGCCACTAAACAATCCTTAACTACAACAGGAACATAATCGCTTTCGCTATCCACCCCAACGCTAACATAGTCCAAATACACTGGTTTTAGCGTAGGCATAAACAACAGAAAACGTCTGTTGTCATAGTCCACCGTGAAATAGCCTACTGTGTTTTCAATTCCACCTGGCATCATATTTCCGCCGACACCCAATGTTCCTAACTCCCCATACTCACTTCGTGTTTCTTGCCCGCCGCTAAGTGTCGTTGTATTAACCATATCCCCTCGATATGTTAGCGTTTCTTTCATCCCCTCTATATTGGTCGATAGCTTTAGCCAATTAACCATATCTTCAGGAAATGGTACAATTTGGTTCGCATCGGGCATGATACGTACCGTTTTAACAGAATCTTTTATATGATATTTGCTTAATTCCCTATACCCGTTTAACGCATGCTGCAAAAAACGTTTGTAGTAATTATCGTCTTTGCCAGAGAGCCATAGGGCTTCATGGGCTATATCACTCAGCCTTATCAATCCTGGTAGTGCCATATCTTGTATCGGTGTTATTGTTCAACGTTGCTTCTGGTTGTGCAATTCCTAACATCTGCATCGCTCCTGAAATTAGAGCATTCGTTTGCCCCGAAGGGATTTTTACTTTTTCGTCCATATCATACGCATCAAAAGGCTTGACGGCTGCCACTTTGAGTGTAGCATCTGCCATGTCGGCAGAAAGATTAGAGAAAAATATTTTATCACCTATCACAGTATATACAATATCTCCATCTAGCAAACTAGCTTCCGAACGAAGATAGTGCTTCAACTCGTTTAGATACATAGGGACAAAAACAATACTATCATCATCTGGATAGTAAACACCTATTACTCCGCCACCTACCTTGTCTATTTGTAAAGGCGTATAAGGGAACTCAACGTAATATTTATCTTGAACATCATCGTATTGAACTGTCAGGTATTCAATAGTCCCTAAATCGTCTAACTCGTATGGTTTTTTCTTGTAAACATTATAAACCAAATTCTCATAGACGATAGTAAGAATACCATCGACTAAGCCTGTTCTGAAATTACGAACCGGGTCTAACTTGCCCAGCTCTGCTTTCACTAAATCAATCCACTGTCTTCGTGTCATAGCCTAATGCGTATTGAATACTTAATGTATCAGGAACAGTCAGCCCTGCTAATGCTAACAAACGGGCAAATATTCTAACATGAGAGCCTTCAGTTATCCATTCTAATTCCGTCGTTTGAGACGTATAAACACCACCGGCTATTTGAATTGGCGAGCCGTCCTTACCGTATGTTTTATATTCTGCATCTATTAAAGATTCATCAACCGTTTCCCTCTCTCCTAAATAAACAATGTTGCCCGCTGTGTTAACGTAATAATCTAAATACGGCTCAGCAGGTTCTCTCAGATAGACCATTGTCATCGTTTCGCTTGTTGCTGGATCAACATGTATTTCATTCTCTATTGTATAATAAACCTTTTCATCTGTAGTAGGGGCAAGGATCGAACTCTTTTTGATTTCCCTATATTCCATCTGGGTTACCTCATCTATTACGTTGCCGTTACTATCCAACAATGAGGCCGTTTTTACATATCCTGATGGAATATTAATTACTCCTGCTGTGCAATTTACGGATTGTTTAACAATAAACGGGCGCAAATCGTTAACTATATCATTGTTCAACTCGTATTGTCGGCGCAATACTTCAAACTCTTGCCTTGACGCTATACCTATTAGGCGATTAAAATCGCTCGGCGAAACGGTTGAACCCTGTCGCTCCCGTTTTAACAACCTATCTAAAGCTAACCTGTAGTCTAGTAATTTCATCGTCTCATATTTTACAACAAATATATAAAAAAAATAGCGAACTTTCGTTCGCTATAACATTCCGATTAAAACTCCTACATCAGGTCTAAAACCTCGCTGGGCTTAACTAAATTTTTCTTGATTGCTTCTTCTATCTCTGCCCTCGTAAACAGGTTGGCTTTAATTTCTGTATTAAAAGCCTCCCGTTTATCATCTCTTTTATCAAACTCTATTACGGCTGCTTTTAGCCGTTGCATTTCAGGAATTAATTCCACTACACGACCAAACTCTAGTCCGTCATATATTTTCTCTATCGTTTTCCAATTTACGTAGAGAAATCCAATCGTTGTTTTCATACTACTCGATTTTATAGATTAAACCTAATTTGATTCCGTCGGTGCCTATCATGCCTTGATATATCACTTTTCCCCTTTGATACGCTATCACACTGGTTAACGATTTTTCCCCTACCATTCCGCCTGCATAAAGTCCTCCAGTGCTTTGTGTTATATCATAACGATACCCAAAGTTAATAATTTTATTCGTATAAACCAAATTATTTAAATAAATTTTCCCATTAGGTATCATAATTGTATCCAAATACTCCCTTTTAGTATAGTAATCCGTTACGACTTCTTTGCATTTCTCGATTATTTTAACCGTATCTATCCTAAGTAAAGTATCCACTAGAAAAAATGTATCTATTGTAGTTTGTACTACTACCTCCTTATGAACTTTGGGTATGTAAACCGTGTCGTACTTATACTCTACTCTATCATTAACTAAGGTTATAGTTTTTGGAAATACTACAGTATATATATATCCTAATAGTATTCCTAAAAAAACTCCTATTATTACACTACTTAACCGCATAATCAAACTCTATTTCGTTGATAGCCCTTACATGTGCTAACGCTATTTGCTGTCTCCAATAAAACTCATTCATTAGTTTACACTCATTATAATTAGTGTAAAACCCATTTTCTGTTAGAATAGCTGGACACACTGTTTTCTTTAGTATATAGAAGTTTTCTTCTCTATCCAACTCCAATGAGTTATTTGGTCTCATCTTCCATCCTAGCTTTTTAAGACTATTATAGAAGTAGGGAGCCAGCTCATCAGATTTAGTATTACCCTTAGAAGTCCAAACCTCTATACCATTAGCACTTGGATTTTTTGCAGCATTTCCATGTATAGATACAAGATATATAAACTGCTTCTTATTCTCATTACAAAAGTTATTAATCCTTTCCACCCTGTCTGGTAGAGGAATATCATTCTCCTCTGGTACCACTATTGAATGGGATATTTTAGACAATTGAAGATACCCAGATATTTTACTAACAATATCCCTATTAAACTCATACTCAAATAACTGTGTACCATCGGCAAATACAGGACTTCTTTTTCCTGGGGTATCTATTCCATGCCCATTATCTAATAGTACATGAGTTTTACTGTTGTAAATTCTGTGTATCATCTTCAGCAGTAAATTTAGTTAAACCTTTGAATAAAGTTATTAGTAAGGTAGTTACTGCACTACCCCATAAAGATATCTCAGCACTACCTGGCTGTATTGCTACAAAAAACACATTTAGTGCTGGGAGTGCTGTATAAAGTAAATAATCAGCAATCCTTTTCCACTTCCTATTGGAAGGTTTGTTAAGATTGTTAACACTTAATTTCATAGTATATAATTTTAAAGTTAGTACTAAACATCCACTGCATCCTTAAATTCATCTAAAGTCTTTAAATAGTTATAACCTTGAGTCAGAAAATTATCCGATGAGCTTAAATCTGGAGTAAATTGGTATAAAAACTCATTAATCGGTGGAAAATTAGCATCTGCTTTATCTTTGTTTTTAAAGACCCCAACATAGACATTTAGCAGTTGTTTATTCCCATCTAATTTAGTGATTTTCCAGTAGCATTCTGGAACATCAACCTCTAAATTTGCCTCATAATAATCCAATTGTAGTGCCATAATTCTTATTATTTTATTATTCTTTAGACAATACCATACTGTGTTATATACACCAATACTATGTTACTACCATTGGATACTGTAAACGAACCATTTCTTTGACTAGTCTCCATATTGGGTTGTGGATATATATGGACAATAGTTACACCAGCACCTCCACTGGTTGCAGAAACATCCATCCAAGTTGGCATCAAACTAATACTCCAGTTGGCAGAACTATTAATAGTAATTGAACCAGATAATGGTATTAAAGGTGTTCCATCATATTCAAATGTTAATCTTTGTGGCTCCACATATAGGAAACCAAATGCTCCAGCCATTTGCCAAAATCCTATTGTACTCATATCTTATAATTATATTATGCTGTTGTGTAATTTGTTGATATTGAAAAATATAGTTTGTGTGTTCCGCTACTATCTGGTAGGTACTGGTAGGCAATAAGGTAATGTCCAGTACTTAGGTTAGTCCAATTACCAGTCTTATACTTGTAGGTAATGGTACTACCGTCCTCTCGTGAGCAAGTACCTATGCTAATACTGCTCGTTGCGGTTACAAATACCATAATTATTCCACTGTAGCCATCTGGTATTCTCTGTATCTGCAATGTGGTATTGCTACTAATTGTTGCCACTGAATTTTTACCCATATACCTACAGTCAATTGTTAGGTAACCACTGGATGGTGTAACAACAGTTCTAGTATCATCAGTGCTATAGATTGGGTATCCAAGCATCAGACTTAAATTTTTTGATGTATAACCAGTTGGTATTGAGCCATCCCCAGTTGTTAATGACCACCCAATTGCATCAACCATTCTAGTATATACATACATCGTTGAAGTTGTGTTATAATTTTTAACGTATAACTCAACATAAGCATATTCATAACTATAGACGCCACTTTTAAACACCACTCTGGCAGTTTGAACTCCAATAGAGCTATTATGATAATGAGAACCGTTAATTTTAACAATTCTAACACTATAATAGTTATTATAGTGTGATGAAGCTCTAAATGATACCCTACCGTGGTAGCCACCTACAACATATTCTACCTCAAATAAGCCTTCATTCCTACCAACACTTAAATGGGCTGATTCTGCTATTCTTATCCATTTTCCAGTGTTTGCTGGTATAGTTTGGGTGTTGCTTTCGTATGGGGTGTAATTGGAGTGTGTATGAGAACTAAGCGCAAAATCAGAGGCATGCTTACCATCCAATTTATCAGCTTCAGCAACCTTTGTTTCTAATACATTGCTATCACTGCCTATCCAGGCAAAGTTGCCTACTTGTTGTACACTCAAGGTGTCATAGTCTC